TTTCATATCGAGCTGACGAATGTGGACACGCCGCGGGCAGCGGTGGACAGAAATGTGCCGATATTGTGCACGACATGCGCCGCGGTGGTCGGCTCCTCGATGATGAACCAGACGATCAGGGCGATCCCGGTCCAGAACAGAAGCTGCTTGAACGTCGGCATCAGGGCGTCTCCGGAGCAGGCCGCGGGTCGGCAACCACCTCATCGGTTATCGTGCGCTTGACCACCCGGTGACCCTGCGGCCGGTCTCCCTGGTCGGCCAGGGCATTCCAGCTGGCCTGGAAGCGGTCGAGCGAGGTGAAGGCGGCATCCGGGATGTCCCACGGGGACAGGTCCTTCCAGCCGGAATCAGGGTTGGCCCCGGCGGGCAGGTACTGGGCCACATAGGTGACACGGGCTTTAGCCATGAGGACCGAACCATTCTTCCCAGGAGTAGCCGGGGCCGGCGTCAGTCGGCTCGCTCTCGCCGTCGCCGCCAGGCGGCGGGGTCTCGTGCCTGCCGCAGCCGCAGCCGGGCGAGCCCGGGTTGATCACGACGTAGACCCAGGCTTTGCGGTCATTGCGGGTCGGCCGGGTCCCGCCCGTGCGCCTGATGGACAGGTCCCGGTAGTGCAGCTCGGTGAACCGGGCCGAGGCGGTCTGGTGGGACAGCCCCGTGGAAATCTCCACCTCGTCGCAGGTGGCGCCAGTCGCTCCCCGGCTGTCGATGCAAGACCAGATCCGCTGGCGCTGAACCTCTCTCGTTGCGCCGGACAGGGAGGCAAAGGCCTCCTCGCTCTGCAGATCCCCGCGGTGGTAGTTCCGCGTCGGGTCGAGATCATCGCTCATGGTCATCGGGATCCGGGAAGTCGAACAGGTCCGGCACGCCTGCCAGCTCCTCCTCGATGGAGGCGGCGAACGCGGCATGGTGAGCCGGGGAGCACACGGTGGCATCGCCCCATTCCTCGGTCAGCCGGTAGGGCTCGCCGCAGTAGGCGCACTTGGCCCAGGCCTCGCCGCGGTCCCGGATGCCCTTATTGATCAGGGCGTACATCACGTGCGTAGGATGCGCGCCCGGGTCGGCCAGGATCTTATCCGGGTCGTAGGGCTCCAGGTCGCCGTACGGGTCGAACGGCTCGTCAGCCGGCAAAGTGATCGAACTCCCCGTTGCGGGCGCCATCCAGGAAGCAGTCCCACTCGTTGCGAGTGAAGCGCAGCTCCTGCTCCGGGTGCTTGCTGTCCCGCATCGCGACGCCGCCGCCCTCCAGATGCGCGACCTCGACGCAATCGCCGTCGTCCCCGCTGAGGCTGCTCTTGATCCACTCCATATCAAGGAATATAGCCTCGCTCCCGGGCAATGGCTACTGCCTCGCGCCGGGACGACACGCCGAGCTTGCGGTAGATCGCGTAGATGTGGGTCTTGGCCGTGTTCTGGCTGACGTGCAGCTGCTCGGCGATCTCGCGCGAGGTCATCCAGGTCGCCAGCAGCTTCATGACCTCCAGCTGGCGGGGCGACAGTTCCGGGATGTACCGGTCATGACGGATCATGCTCTTCAGGATGTTGCTCTCCCTGGTCAAGGCCGGCCCGGACGATCAGCCGGACCTGCTGCCTGGCCTCGACCAGGCTAGCCGCGTCGCCCTCGTGCGGGACATCGCCGAAGGTGAACCGGTACTGCCGCTGGTCGTGGCTGTAGCTGAAGAAGAACCGGCGGCCCCCGACCCGGACGTCGTACCGGCGGCTGGCCATATCAAGGAAGATAGCACGATACGATGGTCCTGCCAGTTACCGCGCGGGTGTCCCGAAGCCCCGCGTGCCCTGCGATCAGCAGATCAGGAGGACCGCCTCATGTCCGGCCATGACGCCTGCCCCGCCTAGCGAGGTGAGGAGGTGAGTCATGGACGGGGCCGGGCGGCCTCGCGAGATCCCGCTCAAGCACAAGTACCGGGCCCGGAAGCCGAAGGGCAAGTTCCGGGCCGACTACATGGGCAACACCGGCATCAGCAGCGCACTGAAGCACGTGCGCCTGCCGGCGATCCACGGGATCAAGCGCAAGAAGTACCGCCGCAAGATGTGAGCGCGGCAGGGCGCCCCGGAGCTTGGGATGGCATACCGGGGCGCTCTGTTAATCCTGCCTCAGTGATCAGCTGCTCGCTTCCTTCTCAGCCTTCCTGGCTTCCTTCTCCTCGGCCTTGCGGCGCTGGGTCAGCGTCTCGCGCCCGGCCGCCTTCGCGTCCTTGTCCGCCTGCTGGATCGCGTCGGCCTCGGCCTTCACCAGCTGGTCGTAGCTCTCCTTGACCTGCTCCCGGGCCAGCTTCTCGGCCTGGAGCCGCTCGGCCTCGGCCCGCGCCTGGTCGCGCTGCTGGTCCTCGAAGGCCACCCGGGCCCGGGTCGCCTCGGCGGCCCGCTCCTCGGAGGCATCGGCCTGGCGCTCGGCCTCCTCCTGCCTCAGCTCGGCGGTCGCGTCCTTACGCAGCTGGCCCATGTCGCTCATCGTGTCTCCTCAGGTCGGTGTTTGCCTGCGGACTACCCGGGCTGCTGCGCTTCATCCCCCGGCAGCGCAGCACGGCGCCCCGGCTCCGCCGTCACAACAGGACTTGGCGTTCAGGCCGGGGCGCCGTGCGTGCGTAAACAGATGTTCACGGGCTGACGAAGCTGAAGCCTCCCACCCCGTTCCCGTTCCCGGCCGCCTTGGCGGTCCCGAAATTCAGGTTCTCCTGCGCGAACAGGTAGAGCGGCCGGCCGTGGTAAGTGACCTGGACGCCGAGCGGGGTACTGGTCAGCCCGACCTGCCCCGGGCGGGCGCCGCCGGTCACGCCCGGCCAGCTGGCGGTCAGCACGTACGGCCAGGCCCGCGCGCAGGCGCCCGTGCAGGGGCCGGAGGCGGTGTAGACCGGGAACTTGACCCAGCCCAGGAACGTGAACATCAGCACGGCCAGGTGCCGGTGCCCGCCGATCCGGACGGTGGTCAAGGTGGCGACCCAGGGCAGCTGCCTGCCATCAGGCCGGACCAGGTTCCATACCCCGTGCGGCAGCGGGCTGGCCGGGTCGTCGAAGCCCTCACCGGTGACCTGGTTAGGCGCGTCGTCGAACATGTACAGCGGGCGCCCGGCGTAGGTGACCTGGGTGCCGACGCCCGTCCGGTGCACGGTGCCGAGCAGGTTCTGGTGCACGCCCCGCCCGGCGACGGGCGCCCCGGTGGTGGTGATGGCCGGCCAGACCGCGGTCTTGTCGTTGGACGGGCCGGTGCAGGACAGCGACATGCCGCCCAGGTGCAGGACCGTGGTCGTGCAGCCGAACGACGACGGCGAGTTGTCCGAGGTGATGGTGTAGAGCGAGAAGCCCTTGTACTTGCCGTTGCCGACCACCAGGGCCGGGCCGAACGGGGTGCTGGCAAGGGAGATCTTGGTGCCGGTGCCGACAGAGGCCTGGGCCGCTCCCGTGCCCAGGGCGAGCAGGCCCGATACGGCCAGGGCCGCGCTCAGAGCCAATCCGATGAATCTGCGCATGCGATAGTGCCCCTCCTTGTGCAGGTGTGCGTGACTCCGTGCGGTCGCGAGTCACCTATATCAAGGAAGATAGCACGAGGTCAGGCTGGGTCCCAGCGCTGGGCGAACCGGAGCAGGTCACGCTCGAACTTCTCGGCGGTAGCCCGGTCGGCGAACTCGAACCACCACTGCTCCCCGCAGCGGCCCTCCGGGTGATCCTTGTCCATCGGCGCGATGCCGGACTGCTTCACCGTGTAGATGACGGGGGAGATGAACGGGTACTCGCTGCGCATCTAGCCCATCCAGGCGCGGCTGCGCTCGCTGGTCGGGACCTTCACCTCGCCCGGGTGCTCGCGCTGCCACTGCACGATCTCCGCGATTCTCCCGGTCACCAGATCCTGATGGCGCTGCGGGGCGCCGCCCGTCTCGCACAGCGCCAGGTAGTAGCCCAGCATGGCCGGGACGAACGGGTCATGGCCGCGGAACACGATCACCGGCTCGTCCTCGGGGATGTCGCCGTGCTCGGTGGTCACCCGGCCGTACTTGCCGTCATAGCCCATACCAGGGAACCTACTTCACGGCAGCTGCGGTGTGCAGGTTCTGCCAGGTGACCGGGCCGACCTGCCCGTCTACCTGCAGCCGGTGTCGGCCCTGGTACTCCCGCACCGCAGCGGCCGAGGCGGGCCCGTAGATCCCGTCGGCGGCCAGTGAGTTGACCCAGGCCTCGCCCATCGTGGTGCGCCGGTAGTTCAGCCGGGCCTGCACCGCCTTGACGTCGGCACCGCGGACGAACGGGGAGGTCAGCGTGATGATCCGGCCCGGCCAGGCGGGGCCGCCCGGCTTGGCGGCCGGAGCGGCCGGAGCGGCCCCGGTCCCGGTGTACGGCACGTCGTAAAAGCCGTAGACGTAGCCCTGGTCGTTGCGGCGGTCCTTCTCCACCACCATCCCGCCGTCAGACTGCGACCCGGAGGAGGTGGCGGCCGTGTTGCCTTCCAGGGCCCGGAAGCGCTTGGGGTCGGCCGGGTCCACCCAGCTGACCCAGCCGACGTGATCGAAGCGGTCGGCGTTGCCGGGGAAGTCGTACACCACGATGTAACCGCGCTTGGCCTCCGGCTTGAACCGGCCCTGCTTCTTGGCGTGGGCCATGACATCGCCGCAGTAGGCGAAGCCCTTCGGGGTGCGGATGCCCTCCAGCGGGCTGACGTCGCCCTGGGCACGGAACGCGGTGTAGAACCCCCACGAGATGAAGATCGCGCACCAGGGCACGGCCTGCATGCCGTACCAGGCCCCGAACTCGGTGCGGTTGGACCCGGCCGGGGACTCCTTCACCCCGAGCTTGGACTTGAAGACCGCCTCGACCTGAGCGATAGACGTAGCCATCAGGACTTGGTGATGGTCGCGATGCCCCTCGGGTTGAGGATCGACATGGCCACCATCTCGTCGAAGACCCAGCCCTTCCAGAACGCCTCGACCATGTGGTTCTCCTCGACGTCCAGGCTGTAGAGCACCGGGAACACGCCGAGGAAGTTGGGCTCGGGGGTGAGGAAGATCTTGGCCTGCGGCACGATGATCGAGCGCTGGATCTGGAACTCGCCGAAGCTGGTGATGGTCTCGCCCGCGACGATCCGGTCCTTGAACGCCCAGCCCGTCTGGTTGATGTCCCAGCGGTACATGTCGCGGAAGTCGAACGGGTTGATCATCAGCCGGGCGCTGGGCAGCTCGTGCAGGTCGGTCATCGCGACCGCGCTGTAGAGCGAGCCCGGGGTGAGGTAGCCCGAGGCCTCGGTGATGTTGTGGTTCGGGGTGACCACGTGGTCCGGCCGGGTCGCGTAGTCCGTCACGGCCGCCTGCAGGATGACGAGCAGCCGCGCGTCCTCCTGCTTCAGGATGGCCTGCTTGGTCTCGTCCTGGGCCTGCTCGACCGCGTTGATCCGGAGGTAGAACAGGTCCTCCTTGCGGATCGCGGGGCGGGAGGCGATCCGGAAGAACCGCACCGGGATGCGCTTGCCCTCGAAGGGAGTCACGCGGACTTCGCCCTCAGTGCCGCTCAGGATGTAGGCCTGGCCGAGGTCGTCCCAGACGTCGTATTCAACGGGTGTGCCAGGAGTAACCGGGTCCTCGACCAGGACGTTGCGGGTGATGCCCTGATAGCGCAGCTTCAGCTGGATCGGGCCGACCATGCCCACGCCGAGGCGGCGGAAGCCGTGCAGCTCATCGGAGAGGATGAGCGCCATCTTGCGGACCTTGGCCTCGCGGGTGAGCGGCGCGGAGCGCGCCCGCCGGGCCTCAATCTGCGCTACGTAGTCGTCGCTCTTGCGCGAGGCGACGCGGGGCCGCAGGCCGCCGAGCGGCGCTGCCGGGGCCAGCTGGCCTGGGGCCACGGTGGCAAGCTCGGTCATGGGGTGGTCCTTTCCTGCGTACCCGTTGGGCTAGTTCCGGCTGATGCCGTACTGGGCTGCGTCATACGGAGACAGCCCGCCGATCGTGATCTTGGTGCTGGAGTTGACCTTCAGCAGCTTGGCCATCGGGGCCGAGATCGAGGTGCTGGACTGCCACGGCACCAGCTGGCCCTGCAGCGTCCCGGCCTGGAGACCGGTGCCGACACCGGTCTGGGTGGCCACGCCGATCAGCGCCGAGCCGCCGCCGTCGGTCGGGTCGGTCCAGGTGGACGTGGGGTCGAAGGCGGGCGCGAGGATCTCGAACTCGGCGTCGGGGCCCATCACCCACACGGCAAAGGCGTTGATGCCCGCGTACAGCAGCTCGTCAATGCCGTCGCCGCCGACGTAGAGCGCGCCGAGCCCGTAGATGGACAGCGCCGCCGCGGTGTAGGTCGAGCCGTTGTTGGCCGCGCCCGCGGCACCGCCGGCACCGGTCATCACGGCGCCGTTCATCTGCACGCCGTTGGCCCCGGCCAGGGTCACCAGGTCACCGCCCGTGCGGATGAAGCCCATGCCCGGCCAGATCGGCACCGCCCGGGTCCAGTTCGGGTCCAGGAACACCGGCTTGGGAGTTGCCTGCGTCCACACGAAGAGGGGACGGATGGTGCGCTTGATGTAATCGTTGCTGAGGTAAGTACGAATCACGGTCCCAGCACTCCTTCGCCTCGTCCTGCCTCTTCCGGGGCCGACCCGCGCGGGGCAAGCCCTCTGACTCTTCTGGGGGGAGGCTTAAAGGTCAGGTTGAGGGTGAGACTCAGCCAGGAGCGAACGTCAGGGAGTCACGACGTCCGAGGCGAACAGCGCGGCCTTCGCGGCCGGGCTGATCGTGGAGTACTGGGCGTCGGACAGCACCACCACGGCGCTGGGGCCGTAGCGCAGCCCGTTGGGCAGCACGACATCCTTGACGGTGCTCTTCAGCGTGATGGTGCGGGACACGTTCCCTCCTCCTGCGGTGTGCACCCCGGGGGCGGTGAGCAGCGTCGAGATGGCACGCGGGGTCAGCTGGCCGTACTCGTCATCGGTCAGCGTGACCACGGCCCCGGCCTGGTACCGGCTGCCGTTCGGCAGGCAGACATCCCGCTTCCCGGCGGCGATCGTCACTGCGTACGTCATGTGCTATCTTCCTTAGTCAGAGTCATGGCCCGGCACGGCATGGCTCGCCTTTGGTGGCTCGGCGGTCACGGCAGCGCCCAGCGCGGATTGCATAGCGTGGCTTGGCCCGGCGAGGCAGTCAGGGACAGGCAGGGTCAGGCGAGGACGGGCCTGGCGGAGCACAGCGAGGCAAGGCAGTCCAGGCCCGGCTTGGGACGGAAAGGCTAGGCGTGGCTCGGCAAGGCCTGGCGCAGCCCGGCCCGGCTCGGCAGTCATGGCGAGGAATTGGCACGGCACGGCTAGGCGTGGCGTGGCAAGGCGTGGCCAGGCAGTCAGTGCTCGGCTGCTCTGGGCGTAGCTCGGAATGGCGACGCACAGCGGGGCTGTCAGGGAAGGGCGCGGCTCGGCAAAGGGGGCATAGCTCGGCGGCACATGGCCGTCGCGGTATTGCGTGGACGGCGAGGCGGCGCTGGGCGAGGCAGTCGCAGCATGTCCTGGACCGCGGGGCGGTGCGGCGCGCGGCTTGGCGGCGCGGCGCACGGCCTGGCACGGCAGTCGTGTCAAGGCCGGGCGGGTCACGGCAAGCCATGGCGAGGCCGGCTCGGCGAGGCCCGGCAAGGCCTGCGAGGGCGAGGCGCGGCCTGGCACGGCCGTCGAGGATTGGCTGGGTGCAGCTCGTCTCAGCACGGCATGGCGCGGGATGGCTTGGCAGTCAGCGCTGGGCATCGGCACGGGCAGCGTGGTCAGGCTGTCATCACGCGGCGTGGCTTGGCGAGGCGGGTCGGGTCTTGGCGAGGACCGGCATGGCTCGGCAGTCGTCGCAAGGCAAGGCTGCTCATGGCATGGCCTGGCCGGGCAGGCACAGGAGGCGGTCTCCATCGGGGGCACCGCCTCCTTTGCCGTCCGGGCCTAGTCGAACAGGTCCCCGTCGTCATCCGGGCCGCCCAGCCCGGCCGTCATCGCCATCACCGGGGCGGGCTCGCCGGAGAAGCTCGGGGCCGCCCGCGAGGCGGTCCTGGGCGCCATGGTCCGCGGGTACCGGGGCTGCGCCTGGCTGACCGCGGCGGCCTTGGTCACCTGGCCCAGCGTGCCGATCTCGCGCTCGATGTCGTGCAGGCTCAGGGACGCGTCCCGCTCGATCATCGTGGCCAGCTCCAGCTCATCGCCGCGGACCAGGCCCGCGGTGACCCGCAGCTTGGCCAGCCGGATGGCGGCGAAGGTCCGGGCGCCGCGCTCGTCCTCGGGGGACTGCGGGCCGCTGAGCTGCTGCCGGGCCGCGATCGTCCACGGGAACGCCGTGCCGTCATTGCCCGCGCCGCCGATGCCGGGGCCCTGCGCGGCCAGCGGGTTCGGGTTGACCCGCACGTCGGTCTCGATCCGGCGCTGCTCGATCGGCACGCCGCCGTCCTGGGACGGGTTGGTGCCCTGGACCGGCGCGGTGACGTCCTGCAGGTTGGTGGCCGGAGCGGTCGGGATCTCCACCCCGGGGGTGAGCGCCGTGGTGGTCGCCTCGGCCGGCACGGCGGTCATCGAGCCGGGCGTGGCGCCGGGACGGGCCGGGTCGTCCTCGGTGTGCCCGGGGCCGCGGGCCAGGCCGTTACCGCTGCCGGTGGGGGCGCCGCTGGCCAGGGCCTCCTCGGTCGTCTGGCTCGGCGGGGCCTGCGGCGGGTCGTCCACCGGCTGGGCCGGGTTGGCCAGGTCGGCCTGGCGCAGGATCTGGTCCAGCTCCTCGGTGACGCCCGCCAGCGAGGCGATGAAGCTGAGCCCGGCCGAGAGCTTCGCGTTCTCACGGCGCAGCTCGTCGATAACGCGCTGCTGCGCGGTCACGGCCGCCGTCGCGGCAGTGCGCTGCTTGGTCATCTTCTTGCCTCCGGGGCGCTCGTCCTCGTCCTGATCCTTCCCGGGGGAGCCGCCGAAGCCGGGCTCTTCCTCCTCGGCCTCCTGCATCTCCTGGCCGCCCTCGGCGCCCTGCTCTTCGAGCTGCTCGCCCTCGGCCTGCTCCTCGGCGCCTTCCTCTTCCAGCTCCTCGCCTTCGAGCTGCGCCTCCTCGGGGTCCTCCTCGCCCGGCTCGGCCAGCTCCTCCTCGTCGCCCGTGGGCTCCAGCATCCCCTGGCCGGGGGCGGTGGCATCGGGCTGCACGCCGGGCACCCCGTCGGGGGCGATCTGGTCCGGGTGGAACAGCTGCTCGTCGGCGTCCTCGCCGGAGCCAATCGGCTCCTGGGGGTTCATGCCGGGCTCGGCGCCGGGGATCAGCTGCTCCTCATCGGCCGGGCCCTCCGGGTACGGCGAGGTCTCCTTGCCCTCCTCCAGCTCCTGGCGCATCATCTTGGCGTGCTCGATGTCCGGGTCGCGGAAGATGTCCGGCGGCGCGACGAAGCCGCACACCGGGCAGCGCTGGCCCTTGAAGACGTCCTGGTCCCCGCACACCGGGCAGGCCTCCGGCCGCAGCGTGTCCACCGACGGCGGGACCCGCAGCGGCGGGTCCGCAGCGGTGTGCTGGAGCGAGGCGTGCATGGTCTGGCCTTCCATCTCGGGGTGGTACTTGCGGACGTGCTCTTCCCAGCGCTTCTGGTCGTTGATGCCCTTCTGGACCCGGCCGCCGCCGCCGAAGGCGTTCTTGACCGATGAGTCCTCGGCGTCGTTGACCCGGATCTGCCGCAGCCAGGTGGTCGCCTGCATGCGCTCGGGGGTGACCTTCTGGCCGGTCTCGGCGGAGACCTCATCCGCGGCGTCGAAGTACTTCTGCGCGATGTGGTTGTAGTAGTGCTGCTTGTCGATGGGGGCGCTGACGGCCTCCTTGTCGGTCAGCCGCTTGCCGGCCGCCACGCTCATCGCGTGCCGGTCGATGACGACCTGGCGGTTACCGGACTCGGTGTCCTCGTCGGTGTTGCCGCCGTGCTCGATCAGGTGGGCGAATGCCCGCGTCTTCGGCCCGTTCAGGACCTGGGAGTGGTGCTCGCCGGCCAGGATGCGCCGGGCCGGGTTGGTGTGCATGTCCATGATCGGGCCGTCGCCCGTGCTGTGGTTCAGGGCCCGGCCCTCGTGGAACGAGCGCGCAGCGTGGAACATGTTGGCCGGCCACTTGGTCCGCGGCGAATAGGCCGACAGCAGCCCGGCACCCATCGCCGCGTCGCCGCCCGCGATGCCCTTGGCCACCAGGTGCGCGTCCGGGTACCAGTTCTTGCCCTGGGTCTTCTCGTCGTCGGTGGAGTCGTACCAGGCGGCCTTGATGTTGTCCTTGCTCACCGGGTTGGCCTGGAACCACGGGTGATCGGCCGCGTCCTTGTAGCGCGGGCCGGCCGCCTCGCGCCGGGTCAGCTCGCCGGGCAGCAGCGCGGTCTTCTGCTTGGCGAACTTCCCGGTCGCGATCAGCATGGAGTTCTGGCCCCGCGTCTCGGTGGTCATCGCGTGCCTCGCAGGTCCGCTGAACATCCGGGAGTGCGCCAGCCAGGCGGCCTCCTCGCCGTGCCGGTCGAAGGACCGGCCGGTAGCGGCGTGGCCGAAGGCGTCGTGCACGGCCCGGAACTTGTCGTTGGTCTCGTCGTCGAAGAACGTGTGCGGGCCGGTGGCGCGGGTGGACAGCACGGCCAGGTGCCGGTTCCTGGCCAGGTCCTGGGTCATCTCCAGGTGGTTGGCGTACGGGTCGTGGTCGACGGCCTCGACGTGCACGCCCATCGCGCCGGTCAGGTGGTCGTACTGGTGGTGCACCTGACGGGCCATGTCGGCGAAGGCGGCGTGCGCGCCCGGGTCGTTCATCGGCAACGCGTGGTAGGCCTGCGCGAGGCGCCGGATCCGGCCGGGGTTCGTCTCGATGTGGCTGTACTGCTCGGCGTGCGGGTCCGGCAGGCCGATCTTGGCGGCGTAGGAGCGGGCCCCCTCCTGGGCGGCGCGCACCGGGCTGACGGCCGGGTCGCCCGGGTGATGCAGCCGGTCCTCGATGATGTCCAGCGCCGCGGTGCGCCCGTGACCCAGCCACCGGCCGCAGGCCACGTGGTGGCAGCCGGACTGGCTGTACAGGTTGTCGGCGTCGGCCGCCTCCTGGCTCCAGCCGGCCGCCGCGGTGACCTCGATCCAGGGCGCGGTGCCGACGTGGACGCGGGCGCCCTGGCGGCGCTGCTTCCAGCGCTGGATCCGCTCGTTGCCGCCGTTGGTCCAGTGCTGGCTCTCCACGTGCTGGCGCATCCCCTGCGGGTCGTCGTGCCAGGCCTTCAGGTGCTTGCCCAGCTCGATGTCATCGAAGTGCTCCGGCACCCGGTCCTGGTCATCGCCGATGTGGATGGAGTCGTGCGAGAGGTCGCCGGTCGCCCGGTGGTAGACATCCATCCGCGGGCCGCCGTAGTGCTTGACGTACCAGCCCGAGCCCTTGCCGTTCGCCAGCGCGTGCTCGCGCTCGTAGTAGGGCGCGCCGCCCTCCTCGTCGGAGTCGAACTTGATGTGGCCCCGGCCGCCCGCGTACCGGCCCATCAGCTCCGAGCCCCGCCGGGTGTTCTCCTCGGACTGGCGGCTCTCCTCGGTGCCGCCCGGGTCCAGGACCTCCGCGCCGCCGCTCCAGATCTTGTCGGCCAGGGACCGGCCGAGGTCCTTGGACTGCTGGCGCCGGTCGATGTAGTCACGGGACCGCTCGGCCCGCAGCTGGGTCTCGTGCCCGCGCCAGCTCGGCCCCGGGGCGTGCCGCCCGGCGTTGTCGACGACATGGAAGTGGCCGGTCTCCGGGTGCTTGACCACCTCGTACGGGCCGTGCCACTCGTCCTCCGGGCTGTAGCCCTCCGGCTTGTGCACCCGGGCGTCCGGCCGGGCGACCCGCTCGGTGTCCTGCGGGTCGATGCGCGAGTGCGGGAAGGCAGGCGTGCGCTCCCTCGCCAGGTCAGTGAACCGCGGTTCCTCTTCGGTCCCGATCCGGTGCGCGTCCGGGCCCGCAGACTCCAGGTGATGCCACAGCTTGTAAGCCTGGTCCTCCCCGTAGGACCCGTCGTGCTCGGGGTTGCCGAAGTGGCCGTGCATCGGGTTGGCATCACGGCCGCTGGCGTCAACCACGTGGACCTGGCGGGTCTGCGGGTGCCGGATGACGTGGTAGGGCCCGTGGTAGCTCAGGCCGCGGTACCAGCTGTGCGGCTCCCGGGTCATCATGTTGTGCTCCAGCTCGGGCCCCACCGGGCTGCGGCCCGGCTGCGGCTCGGCCCAGACCTGGTGGCCCTCGGGGGCCTCGGCCCCGGTGATGGCCTGGCGGCGGACGCCGTGGCGCTCGCGCCAGCGCTCCTCCTCCGCGTCGTCTTCGTCCTTCAGGAACTGGTAGTGCGGGTGGTCCGGCCAGTGCTCGGTGTTGCCGCATTCCTCGGCGTGGCAGTACAGCGGGCGCACGTGCTCGCCCACCTGCATCGGGTGCGCCGAGCGCCAGGAGTTCTTCTCGGTGTCGGCGTACTCCAGGTCGGGCTCGACCGGGCCTGAGGGATGAACCCGGTAGACCCGCGACGGGTAGGCCTGATCCTCGTTCTCGCCAGGCCCCTGCCGCTGCTCGCGGCCCAGGTCGTGCGCCCGCCGGCTGGCCCCCGAGGAGTCCGCGCGCTCGCCCCAGCGGTGCGCCTCGGCCGGGTCGGTGGTGGCGTGCACGTACGGGGCGGCGTGGATGTCGAAGTTGTTCGGGTCCTCCGCGGCCTGCTCGTGCGTCAGCATCTCGCCGGGGCGCAGGACCGAGCGGGTGCCATGGTAGAGCGGCTGACCCGTGCCGAAGTGGTGCTTACCGGAGTAGTCGGTGTCGGAGAAGCTGCGCCGCCGCGGGGCGCGCGGCGCCCGCGGGGCGAACGGGTTGCGGTGGCTGCACTGCTCGGAGATATGCGGCAGCTCCTTGCGGTCCTCGCCGAAGTAGCCCCACTCCATCAGCGAGTTGCCGGCGCTGCGGACGTGCTTGGCCGGGACCACCGTGCTCCAGATGTGCGCCCGGTCAGGGTGGTTGGGGCCCTTCCAGTTCCGCTCGCTGGTGTTGTTGACCGACCGGGCTTCCTGCTCGGCGTAGGACCGGTTCAGCGTCACCCAGTCACCGTGGTTGATCTCGCCCTTCTTGGCGTTGCGGCTCTCCGGGTTCTGCGCCGGGGCGGCCCGGTAGATGCGGACCTTCTTCTCCGGGTTGCCGCGGGCCCGGCGGATGTCGTTCAGGTGCTTGTAGCCATGCTCCCCGCCGGAGTCGTCGTACTCGTGGATCCGCTCGTAGATGTCCTTGGGCCAGTCCCCGCTGCCCATGTCGTGCAGCGGGTCGCCCTCCTCCATCGGCTGCATCTCCATCTGGTAGTCAGCCGGGTTGCCCGCCTCGTGCACGGACGCGAAGTGCTCCAGCAGGCCGAGCGGCGTAAAGGCGGGTTCACGCCGGGCCGCGGTCACCTGGTGCAGGTAGGGCTTGTCGAGCACGTGCGCCGTCGGGTCGGCCGGGTCCTCCACCAGGAAGCTGTTCTCGAAGAACGTCAGCCCGGCGCAGATCTCGTGGATGAGGCTCTCACGGACCTTGCCGTCGGCGCCGCGCTTGCGGAACTTCATGCCCTTCTTGCCGGGCATGTGCTGGCAGTACTCGGCCGGGCTGGTGGCCTTGTTGCCGCACGCCGAGCAGGTCGAGTACTCGCAGTCCACGCCCATCGAGGTGCGGTTGACCCGGCCCTCCAGGATGGCCTTCGCGAGCTTGGGGAAGCGCTGGGCGTCGATCTCGTGCAGCAGCTCGACCCAGGTGTCCGGGCTGCCGTCCGGGTTGCGGTCGTGGTGCATCGCCGCGGCGACGATGACGCCCCGGGCCCGGCGGTGGTTGGCGTTGTGGTGGTTGATGAAGGCCGGCTTGCCGAGGAAGGTCTTGTAGCCCTTCTCGATCTCCTCGGCCGGGAACGTGTCCCAGTTGTCGTTCGTCCGGCTGCTGATCGCCCTAGCCCGGACGTACAGGTACCCGGGCCGCGGGGTGTAGGCGAAGGAAACACGGTGCGCCGCTTTCCTCAACGCCCGCGCAGAGTTTCCCGCCGGTACGCGCCAGGCATCGAGCACCTGCGCATTCGCGAACTTGCGAATCACGGAGCACTACCTCCCGGCTGAACAGCGCCTGCCGCGCCTTCCCTCCTTCCCGGGGCGGTCCCGGGTCGGCAAAGGTCGCGCCGCGCCCGTCCGGGCCGCAACGATGGAAGTGCCGGATCTTGTGCCGCCAGGCACTATGGCCGGGCCAGGCGCAGCCGCACGGGATGATCTCCGCGTCGCACCAGATACAATCCATCGCCTCTTACCCCTGAACCCGATCTCCGCTAGCCTGAGTCGGTTCGGCTCGACCCGACTATGGGGAGGATTTTCATGAAGGCCAGGATCTACGCGCTGATCGCCACGGTCGGCATCCTGCTCGGCTCGCTCGCACTCACCGCCGGGACGGCATCCGCCTCGGTGACCGACCACAATCCGCAGCCCGTGCAGACCCGGTTCAGCGACGGCAACCCCCGCGCGGACCTGTTCGTCGTCCCCCGGCAGCGGGACCGGGACCGGCGCTTCTTCTGCACCCGCGAGGACCGGCGGCTGGAGTTCTGGCTGCTCCGCCAGCGGCACCTGGACCGCTTCCAGCGCGCCGAGCTGCGGTTCCTGGAGCGGATCTGCGACGACGATTTCCTGTTCGTGTCGCCGTTCTCGTTCCCGCGGTAACCCGCATCCGGCTGGCCGAGGGCCCGGCAGCGCCTCAGGGCGCGGCCGGGCTCTCGCCACGTGCGAACGCCATGACCTCGCCCTCGCGGAAGCGGCTGTGCCCGCCTGGTGTCCGGATCCGGGTGAGCTTGCCGGCCTGGGCCCACCGGGTCACGGTCTTCGGGTCGACCCGGAACAACGCAGCGACTTCACCGGGGGTCATGAGGCGCTCACTATTGCTGTCCATGAAATATAGAGTGTCAAATACAGACAGAACAGACAAGAGGGCTCAGCCGGGGATCTTCCACCCAACCGGCAGGATGTCCCGCAGGGTGTCGCGCACGATCTGCTGGTCATCGCCGGTCAGCATCAGGCCGTAGGCCTCGCAGACCTCCGCGGCCGACTGCTCCCGGCCGCCGCGCCAGGCCGCGCGAACGATCTCGGCCAGCATCGCCGGGAAGGCGGCGTCCAGCGGCGGCCCGTGCGACCAGGCGTCCCGCGCCGCCTGGCGCAGGACATCCATGGCCGCTTCCTCGAACTGCTGACGGCTCTTCATGGGCCTTCCGGGCGGGTCTTGTCCTGGACCGTCCAGATGGCGTCCATCAGCGCCCAGAATACCGGGCAGGAGTCGCTCGCCAGGTCCAGGCCGCCGACGCCGGGAGGGCCGGCGATGTAGTTGCGCCAGTGCCGCCAGCCCTCCCGCACGACGGTGATCCGGTAGCCCCGGTAGCCGAGCTTGAACTTCACGACGCCACGCCCTTGTGCGGGCCGGGGCCGACGCGGTTGCGGATCGACTCCTCGTCGGTCAGCGCACGGCCGCACAGGGTGCACTTGCCGTAGATCTTCATCTCCGGGGTGATCTCCAGCTTGCGGCTGTACTCGATGGCCTGCGCCTCGGTCATCCGCTCGTCCTCGCGCAGGTAGGCGACCATGCCGCTCGCGATGACCCACTCGCCCTTGTCCAGGTCGAGCCGCTTGGCGTACAGGTGGCCGGAGCCGTAGATGGCCCGGACGACCTTGTACATCCGGCCCTCGTGCAGGAAGAACCCGGCCTCGGCAGGACGGTCGGCCTCGGGCACGCGCTGAACGCGGGCCGGGGCGGCCGGGCGGAGATCGCCGCTGGCGGGCATGCCACCAGCCTTGGCGGCCGGGCTGATCCCGGCAACCGCCGCGTTCTGGGACGCCCAGGCCCGCTGCTCGAACTCGTTTACCTGCGCGGCCACGGCCGGGTCGACCGGCTGGCGGGCCAGGTAGTCGCGCAGCGCCAGGGCGGACTTGGGGGTCATCGTCTCGGGGTGCGCCAGCTGGCGGGCGCTGACCCGGTGGATCCGGGTGCGGGCCAGGTAGGTGATCTCCCGGACCAGCGGGGTCATGTCGTCGGTGGTCATGGTCATCAGTGCCTCTGGATCTTCTCGTCGGTGCCTGGTACCATCCCATCGTATCAAGGTTTATAGATAACTGCAAAGGGCGGCAGCGCATGACCTGCGAGCTGACTGAGGCAGAACTGATCATCCGGGCACGGTGCGGGGAGTGCTGGGCCGAGCCCGGCTGGCCCTGCGACCGGACGGTGTTCACCGGAGGGTGGATCACCGTCGGTAGGAGCCGGTTCCACCAGCTGCGGGTGGAGCGGGCCGACCGCAAGCTAGGCGGGCTGCTCGCCGCCGTACTGGGCGAACTGACTTAGCTCCCGGGTCCAGTGCTCGCTGGCCATCAGCCAGGCATGCCAGGCCCGCTGGGCCTCGCCGTCCTCGGTCCACAGCTGCGTGAACGCAGCGCCGTACAAGCCCGACGGGCCCCCGGCGATCTTGCGCTCGATGTAGTAGTCCGATGCGGTCTGGGCCTCCGCCGCGGCGACCGCGTAAGCCGCCCAGAGGTCGTCCAGGTTAGGCCCGCTGGCCGCGCCTACCCGCATCGAGCCCGACGCGGACATCGCGATGGCGCCGAAATGCACCGGGCCCGTGGTGATCGAGACCGCGGTGAACGCCACCGTGCCGAGCAGCGCGGCCGGCCGGACGGTCGAACCCGCCCTCGCCACCGGGGGCGTGAAGCTCGCCGCGGTGAGCAGGGCCGCCGGGGTGACGCTAACGCTGGCGCCGCCCTGGACGGCCGGGGCCGGGAAGCTGGCGAAGGTGACCAGGGCGGCCGGGGTGATGCTGGCCCCGGCGGTGACCTGCACCGCCGGGAAGCTCGCCGCGGTGGCCAGCACCGACGGCGTGACCGCGGCATTGGACCCGGCCGTGACGGCCGGGGGCGCGAACGTGGCTGCGGTGGCCAGCACTGCGGTCGTGAAGGACGAGCCGCAGTGCATGTTCATGGACGGGAAGATGGCCGCGGTGGCCAGCGCAGCCGGGGTCACCGACTGGCTGGCCACGATGGCCGGGGCGGCGAAGGTGGCCGCGGTCAGCAGGGCCGCGGGCGAGGGGGACTCGCCGGTATGCAGGCCAGGCGGGGCGAACGCCGCAGCCGTGGCCAGGACCGCGGGGGTGACGGCCTGGCTGGTGTGCAATGCCGGGGCCGCGAAGGCCGATGTCGCGGCCAGGACGGCCGGGGTCACCCGCGAGCCCGCGTTGGCCGTGACGGCCGGGAATGAAGCCGAGGTAGCCAGGGCGGCCGGGGTAACTCCTGAGCCCGCACTGACCGTGACCGCGGCAAAGGAGGCCGAGGTGGCCAGCGTCGCGGGGATGGCGTTGGCGTTGCCGCCCGCGGTGACGCCAGGCGGCACGAACACGGCCGCGGTGGCCAGCACGGCCGGGGTGACGGTCGCATCGCACTGGAACGACGGCGCCGCGAAGGCCGACGTCGTGGCCAGCACGCCAGGGGCAGCCGCGGACCCGGCAGCGATCGCGGGCGCACCGAAGCTGGCGGAGACGGCCAGCACTGCCAGCCGGATCGAGTTGACGACCGGGGCGCCGAAGCCCGCCGAGACAGCCAGCAGCACAGGCCGGATCGAGTCTACGGCCGGAGCGGGGAAGGCGGCGGCCGTCGTCAGGGCCGCGGGGGTGACACCGGACCCGGCGCGGACGGTGACCGCGGGGAACGAGGCTGAGGCGGCCAGGACCGTCGTGGTCAGGCCCGAGCCCGCATTGACCGTGGCCGCCGCGAACGCCGCCGACGTCGCCAGGGCCGCGGGGACGACGCCTGAGCCGGCGCTGACAGCCGGGGCGGCAAAGCTGGCCGAGGCGGCCAGGACCGCCGGGGTGATCACCGAGTCCGTGCGGACGGCCGGAACGGCAAAGCTGGCCGAGGTCGCCAGCACAGCCGGGGTGACCGCGGCGTTCGCGCCCGACTGGATGGTAACGGCCGGGAACGAGGTGCTGGCCGCCAGCAGCGCGGGGGTGACAACCGACCCGGCGCTCAGCACCGGGGCGGCAAAGGCAGCCGAGGCAGCCAGGACCGCGGGGGTGACGACCGAGCCCGCCGCGATGGTGACGGCCGGGAAGCTGGCGGAGGTGGCGAGCGCCGCGGGCGTGACACCGGATCCGGCGCCGACCGACGGGGCTGCGAAGCTGGCCGAGGTGGCCAGCAGCGCGGGCTGGATCGAGTTGACGGCCGGGGCGGCGAAGCTGGCCAGGGCAGCCAGCAGCGCGGGCCGGATCACGTCGATGGCGGGCGCGCTGAAGCTCGCCGACGTGGCCAGCAGCGCCGGGGTAACCCCCGACCCGGCATTGACTGCAGGTGCCGCGAACGCGGCGCTGACGGCCAGCAGAGCCGGGGTAACGCCCGAGCCCGCGCTGAGGGACGGGGCCGCGAAGCTGGCGCTGACCGCCAGGACGGGCGGGGTGACCCCCGACCCGGCGTTGACCGTGACCGCGGGGAAGCTGGCCGAGGTGGCTAGCACCGCCGGGGTGACGGTGGTGCTCGTACCGACGTTGACGGTGACGGCCGGGAAGGAGGCTGACGTAGCCAGGGCTGCCGGAGTGACTCCCGAGCCGGCATTGGCCTGCGGGGCCGGGAACGAGGACGTCGTGGCCAGGACTGCCGGGGTAACCCCCGAGCCCGCATTGACCTGCAGCCCCGGGAACGAGGCCGCCGGGCCGAGCACGGCCGGGGTGACCACCGACCCGGCCCTGACCGTGACCGCGGGGAAGCTGGCGCTGACGGCCAGCACAGCCGGGGTAACTCCCGAGCCCGCGCTGACCGTGACCGCCGGGAAGGAGGCCGAGGTGGCCAGGACCGCGGGGGTGACCCGCGAGCCCGCATTGACCGTAACGGCCGGGAAGCTGGAGCTGACGGCCAGGACGGGCGGGATGACCCGGTTGCCGGAGATGAAGGTGGCGACGACCGCGGCCCAGGCCTGGCTGGACTTGAGGTTGGCGATGAAGTCCGGGATGGCGGTGGCGGTGGCCAGCGAGTACGAGCCGCCCTCCATCAGGACGCTCAGGTGCAGGCCGACCTGGCCGCCGTTCGGGTTCGGGCCGGAGGTGGAGTTGTTCCCGGCGCCGCCGCCCATGCAGGCGAGCCAGAACTCATACGCCTGGGTGGTGATCGCGGTGGTGACCTCGGCCGTGACGCCGGTCCCGGTGGCGCCGTTCTTCTGGTCCGTGCACAGGACGGGATCGGGGTAGATCCCGGCGACCTCCAGCGCGATCATGCCGGTGCTGTTGCCGAGGGCGTTGTTCGTCGCGGCGTAGGCCACGGTGGTCTGCCCGCCCGCGGTACCCAGGTCGGCCCAGATCCCCGCGTAGTAGGCGTTGGCCCCGCCGGCCTGGGAAGCCTCCCGGACGGCGAAGAAGTTGTCGGCCGCGCCGTCCAGGGTCATGCCGGAGACGGCCGGCAGCGCGGTCGCGTTGTTGGCCAGCGAGAGGATGGCCAGGACCGAGTTGCCCGGCGTGACCGGATTGGCGAACGTTGCGCTGGTGGCGTTGAATCCCTGGGCGGTCTGGATGACCCGGAACGGGTAAGTCGGGATCTGGATCTGGCGGGCGGAGACGGTGTACAAGGTGGCCTGGGTGGTGCCGCCGGCCCCGGAGCCGCCCGAGATCGTCTCGGCGCCGGGCGTGGCCCCGGCGTTCTGCCCGGGGAGGTACTGCATGTTGGAGCCGTAGACGAACTGGCCGCTCGTGCCGACGTTGGACACGACTGATGCCGCGGGCATGGTGAAGCCGGCCGAGGCGGTCTGGGTGAACGCCGTGTTGCCGGTCGCCGAGGCCACCGACCCGGTAAGGACCAGGGCGCAATCGGTGAACGGCGAGGTGATCGTGTAGGCGTTCGGGGTATGCGTGGTGGCGGCCGTGGTGTCGGTCTTGATCGACCCCCAGCGGTCGGGGAAGATCATGTATCCCGTATCCGGGGCCAGCGCCACGATCGAGTAGGTATTGCGGTTGCTGGCCCAGGTCCAGGTCGGCGCGGTCTCGGTGCCCTCCCAGATCCGGTACCAGACCGAGGTGGTCAGGCCGGTCGCGCCACCGTTGTTGCGGTTGGGGTCGAGCACGGTCCAGCGGGTGCCAGCCGTCTGGCTGATGGAGTCGCTGGCGGTGTTGCTGGTCATGATGATGATCAGCAGGTCACCGGCCTGCGGGGCGGTGCCGGCCGGGCCCGCGCCGGCGTTCGTCCAGCCGGTCAGGGCCGGGGAGATGGCCGTCGTAGCGGTCGTGCCGGACAGGACGCAGCGGGGCTGGATGCCGATCTGCGGCAGCACGCCGACCTGCTGCGATGGCCCTTCGGGCTGCTGGACGTCGGCGGACGGCGGGTACTGCACCGTGGCCGGGTAGAGCTGCTGCCCCCAGGGGAGCCCGCTGGGCGGGTACTGCACCGGGTACTCGGGCATGCCCGCCCCCGGTTACTCGTCGTAAACGAAATAGCCGGCGAACACCGAGGTTGCCGCGCCGATGTTATGCACGACCAGCTCAGCGGGGCCGGTCGGGATGACCAGGCCCTGCGGGAATGTCCAGACGATCCCGGCGCCGAGGGTGGCGGGGATGCCGAACCGGCGCAGGAACAGCGTGGGCGCGGTTGGCTTGGTGGACGCGGCGACCTGCCCGGTGCAGGTAGCAGCACTGGCGCTGGTGTCCTCGGCCTGCGGCACGACGGTGGTCGGGGTCAGGCTGATGGCGGCGGGCCGGCCCAGGCCGACCGACGTCGCGGTGGCGGTGCCCGACTCCTGGTAGACGGCGATCTCCCAGACCCGCATGTCCTTGGCCGTCGTGGACCGCAGCCAGGCCAGCGCGGAGGCCGAAACGCCGGTCGTAGTCCAGGCGTAGGAATAGCGGGCCATAGGTGCCCCCTACTGCGTCAGCGTGATCTGGCTGAGCCCGGAGCCCGACGGGGTGACGCCGAAGACGCCTGCCACGGTGGAGTAGGCCGCGCCGAAGGCAATCGCCAGGACCATCGGCTTGACGATCGGCGCGGACAGCGGGTCGGCGTAGATGATCATGCCGCCGGCGTTGGTCAGCGTCGTGCCCGCCACCGAGAGCGGGTTCGTCCAGCTGTACTGGATGCCGTACGGCGAGGAGCCGAACAGCGTAACCGTGGGCGTGACCGACGTCGAGCCGGTGGCCGCGGCTGACAGCAGCACGCCGGTCGTCACCCAGCCGGTGCCGGTGTTCTCGAACGTGTTAACCCAGGCCTGGGTCACGGTCTGGAACTGCACCGGGGATGCGCCGTCGGTGACGGACGCGTAGGTGAGCAGCGAGACCTTCCACGTGGCCAGCGAGTAGTTCAGGCCGCCGGTACCGGTCTGCGCGGTGGCCAGCAGCGCAGCCAGCATCGTGTTGGTGTACCAGCCGCTTTTGGTCATCGCCATGTCAGAGTCCAACCTCTAGATGCGTGACGTGCGTCTCCGGGTGGATGTTGACGTCCTGGCGGTTCTCCGACTCGGTGATGACCGTGCCCAGCTCGTCGGTGGTCTCCTTGGCCTTGCGGCCGGCGTCGATCATGCCGGGGTCGTCGACCGGGCGCCTGACCGTGCGCACCTTGTCCTTGGTCTGGCCCTTCGACAGGAAGCCGACCGAGGCCATGCGCCTGCGGAACTCCTCCGGCGTCTCCAGCTCCGGCATCGGCCCTCCTAGGTGCTCGCGTCACCTCTTCCGGGGCCAAGCCAGGCCGCCCACCGGGCGCGCAGGTCCTCCGCGATGGCCGGGGAGGCGGCCGAGGTCCGGGTGTCGGCCCAGGCGGTGCCGGAGCTGAACAGCACGACGTGCCCCAGCCCGGTGACGGCCTGGACATCGGAGATCGAGACCTCGCGGTCAGCCGGGAAATCCAGCCGGACACCGCGGCCCTCGAACGGGTCGGCGGCGGCGATCTCCTCCGGCGTCAGGGCCCGGCCGGACAGGCCCCAGGCGGCAGCCGGGATCGCGGAGACGGGGACCTCAGGCATACAGCACGTCGTCCTCGTGGTCATCCAGGCGGGGATCGTCGGTGTAGTGCGTGCCCTTCAGGTCGAGCAGGTCCAGGTTCCGGGCCCGGGTGCCGCGACCCTCGCGGATCAGCTCGTCGGCTTCCTCTTGCGGCAGCACGTCAGCGGTCTTGGCCAGGAAGTCACGAGCTGCCGCGGCGATGTCGCTGTTGCCGAGCTGGACGGCGCCGTCGCCCGCGTACTGCCGGGCCGCGGCCGAGTGCTGGAACTGCTGCACGATATCGGCGTTGGGCCCCTCTACCGGGTTCTCCTGGCCGGCGTTGGCGAAGGTCGTGTCGCCAAGGTCGTCCCCGGCGCCGCTCCACTGCTGCTGGCCCATGGTCTGGATGGAGGGGTCGTCCGGGCTGTAGGGATCGTCCATGCTGCCGGGCCCGGGATTCTGGGTCACCTGGCTGGGATGCTGGGCCCGGCCGGTATCGGTAGTACTACTGGTGTCGGTGTAGTCCGGTAGAGTCCGCGCCAGGTTGTAGGCCTTCGCGTCCTCATAGGTCGCCTGGTGCGGCTTACCCCACGCGGTCAGGCCATCTTCTTCCAGCGCACCCTCGGGCTCGTCCTTCAGCTCGGCCAGGGCGCCGTCCAGCTGGGGCTCGGCGATCAGGGCCTGCTTGTGGACCGGATCACCATGGTCCAGGCCGCACTCGTCGCAGCCGCGGTGGCCGTTGTCCTGGAAGGCATGCGCCGCAGCCTCAGCCGAGCGGCTCATCGAGGCGGTGAACGCGAGCCGGGCCGCGGCCAGGGCCTCCTCCATCCGGAGCCCCTGCGGATCGCGCGGCGTGATCGCTGTTGATGATCCTGCCGTGGCCGCGCGATCCGCGTAGCCGAATGACTCCTGCCCTTCGGGGACGGTGGCCGGCCCGGTGCTGGTATTCATCGACGCGATATCCATGACCGGGCCAGCCGCTTGCCGCGCCGTGCCGTTCCTGCCAGAGGTGCTCGCGACGGGAGCAACCGGGGCCAGCACCCCTGTATCAATAATGCTAGCAGACCTCGGGTCCTCGTACGCAAACGTCTGGCCCTCCTCGGCCCAGTCGTCGACCGAGGGGTGGTCCGGGATCAGCGGATCGCTGTGCTTCACCGCATCGGACGTCAGCGGCATCTGGATCGCGGAGTTGTCCTGGATCTCGCCCCAGTTGTCCGGGTCCGGGCCCGCCAGCGGGCCGTAGGAGCCCGGGTCCCGGTCCTTCTCCGGCGGGCTGGTCGCGCCGTAGGGCTTGGGCGGCGGGTCGTCGATGACGTTCTGGGAGCCCCACGGGGCGTTCGCCTGGTCGGCGGTCAGGACCATGCCCGCGCACGACATCAGGACGGCGATCGCCGCCGGGTCCTCTCCCGCATCGAAAAGAACCCGGGCGGCAACCACAGCCGGCGGCCCGTACTGCGCCGCACCTACTGAACTCAGGATAGGACGCCGGGTCATCGGGGCCTCGTACTGCGTGGCCCACTGCTTGTCAGACGGGTGCCAGGGCGGCCAGGACTTGGTGACGACCTCCTCGGGCCAGCCGGCCACCTCGGGGAACATCGTCTTGCGCACCGCGCCGCGCTGGCGGGCCTCCAGGCTCAGCGCATAGGCGTGCGAGCACATCCGCCCGGCGAACCGGGACGGGTAGTCAGGGTCCTGGTGGAAGCTCGCCCACGGGCAGCCGCAGCTGTAGGCCATCACCGAGAACCCGCGGCCCGGGTAGTACTGGAGCCCGGTCTCGTATGTGGCGTGATCGCCTTTGACCTCGCCGACCGTCAGGCTACCGGCCAGCGCAGTGATCCGTACGCCGTTCTCGCGGACGATCCGCTCGGCCTTGGCCACGACGTCGCGCCAGGCGGCGGTGAACTCGAACCGGAACGGAGCGCTGCCCGCGGCCTTCTCGAAGGCGTCCAGGGCGTCCTTATCCGGCCCGGCGTCCTTGCCGGGCTTGGCGGGCTTGACCGTAGTCACCGGCTGGATCGGGGCGAGGTTCTTGGTCCGCGGGCCGGGCGTGCCGCTCTGCGACAGCGGCGGCAGGCCGGTGACGACGGGCGGGTTCATGCCGGGCTCGGCGCCGGGATCCCCGGCCGAGGAATGGCCCGGCTCGAACGGGGCAGGATCCTCCTCGGCTGCCCCCGAGGGCTCCTGGCCAGGGTCCTCCAGGGGCGGCACCAGCTCGTCCTCGGTGCCCTCGATCGGCGGTTCCGGCTCCTCGCCTTCCTCGTGCTGGCTGGAGTGCATCGTGTCCCAGGGGCCCTCGACGTCATCGACGTGCGCGGTCCAGGCGTGCAGGCCCTCGCGGCTGTCATCGTCCTCGGCCAGCTGCTCCTCGGCCAGCGCCCGGTGATGGCCGTCGGCGATCATCTTGGTGTCCTTGCCGGGCCGGTCGACCAGGATGGCAGCCTTGGGGTCCTTGCCCTTCTTCTCCTTCTTCAGGATCTTCTTGCGGGCCTTCTTGACCTTCTTCGGGTCGCTGCTGGCCGCCCAGCTGTCCCGGTTGGTGAAGTCGATCTGGTCGAGCGGAACGCGCCCGGGGCCCTCCCACTTCGCGTCGTGCACCCAGGACGTGGCCTCCGGCGGGAACTTCTTGCTCAGCAGCTTGTAGACCTCATCGGCTACCGGGTCGTGCACATCATGCAGGGCCAGCCTCGCCGTCATCTCGGTGAAGGCGCGCGGCCCGACCGCCTCGGCGAACTCGGTCTCCGGGTCGGGCTCCGGCACGTACTCCGGGAGCTTGTTGGTAAACGACTGGCTGTTCACGAAGTCGCCCTCGGTCGCGGTCGGGGCCGCCTGCCAGCTGTGCAGGTGCTCGCGCTGCTCGGGCGTCCAGGGCACCCGGGCATGTTTCACGGGAATCATTCCGGCCGTGTGCCGAATCGGCTTGCCGAAGTCGTGGTGCTCGAAGGGCTCGTTCGGGTACTCCGGCTCGTGCGGCTTCCAGCTGATCCCCTGCAGCCGCAGCGGTGAACCCGGCTTTACCGGCCACTCGTCCTCGTCCTTGGAGTGGGCCCAGCCGATCCCGCGCCGGTCCAGCTCGTCACGATTGCGCAGGCGGTTGCGGTCACCAGGCCGCTTGACATGGAACATGACGTCGGTGTGGGTGGGCCGGTCCTCGTGCTCCTCGCCCTCGTCCTCCTCGCCGTAGCCGTGGTCCTCCATGTAGTCGTCGATGTTGTACTCGGGGTCCTCGTCGTCCTCGTGGCCGCCCTGATCGGCCGCGTTCCAGATCGCGCGGTGGGCGATCTGGGTGTGCGGGGTCCAGTGCATGCCCAGGCCGCCCTGGCTGAAGTGATCCGACAGCGCCTCGGCCCGGTGCTCGCGCGGCACGCTCTCGTCGTGCACGTAGTCATGCAAGTCGGCCGGCAGCCGGACGTGGATGCCGCGGTGCAGGGTGTCCGGCCGGTAGGCCTGGTTGTACTCATGCCAGCGGTCGGACTTGTCATCGCGCAGGCTGGACAGGATCGCCCGCGGGTTATCGGACTGGTGCCGCGGCTGGAAGTCTTCCCAGTGCGGGTGCAGCGGGTGATCTTCGGGGATCTCCCCGCCCCGCCATAGGCCCGTCGGAGTCGGCCGGGGATTCTCGGCCGCGCCGCCCTGCTCCGGCCGGAAAGCCGGGAGCTTCTTGTGGACCGGGATCATCGGCTGGAAGCGGTCTTCGAGCGGCCAGTCATGATCGTGGTTCTGGCCGCCCTGCTCGTGCAGCGCCCGGTGGTCGTCCCAGATATTCCCGCCGGCCTCCTGGCTGCGCCTGAAGTTGTACTTGTGCCGGCTCATCATGTGGAAGACCATGTGCTTCTGGCCCTCCGGCGTGTTCCACGGGAACAGGCCCGCGGCCGTCGCCTCCAGCCCCTCCGGTGGCCCTTCCTCCTCCTCGCCCGGCTCCGGCCCGACCATCTCGACCGGGCCCGGCTCGGGCTGGCCCAGCTCGTCATCGACGAAGGCCTGCTGGGCCGGGGCGCCCCAGTAGACACCGCCCACCGGGGGCTCGCCGTTGTAGTCCTGCTCGCGCGGGTCGACGCCATCGGCGTAGCTGGCGGCCTGGTGCCGCTGGGTGAACGGCAGCGGCTCGCCGCGGTACGGGACCTCGCGGACCACCCTGAAGGGAGACTGAGACATCCGGGTGGCGTGCTCGTTCATCTCGTCGTCGGACTCGAAGTCCTCGGGGAATGCCTCATCGCCCCAGGTGATGTTGCCGGTCGGCTTGACCTCGTAGACGTGATGGGCGCCGCCGTGCTCGTGCACCGCGTTGTCGGCGTGCTGCCAGGCCTGCTCGGTATGCGGGGTAGCGTGCACGCGGGTGGCGGCCTCCTCCTCCATCCCGTCGTAGGCGCCCGGGTAGTGGGTCGGGTGGCCGGGCTCGATGTAGTCGCCTGTCCCGAACGCGTGGTTGGTGCCGTGGTACAGGCGCGGCCTCGGGCCCGGGTGGTACGCCGGGTTGTGCTCGGTGCTGTACGTGTCCTCATACGGCTCGACCAGCTGGCCGATCACCGTGATCTGGCGGCCGGGGTCCGGGCGGTCGCGCAGGATGTCGCCCATCTCGGGGTAGTCCAGGCTGGCCTCGTGCTCGTCGAGGTCGGCGGTGTGCACGCCCGCGGGCAGGTAGGCCGGGGCCTGGTGGCCGCCGCCGTAGTCCTCGCCGACCGGGCGCAGCTGGCTGCCCAGGAAGGTGCCGCCGCCCTGGCCGTCATCGAGCACGACCTGGTAGGCGTTGTTGCCCGGGGCGAAGGACTCGGTGATCACCAGGATCCGGCCGATGAAGCCGTCCAGGGTGCGGACCCGCTGGCCGACGTGGAACCCCTGATCGAGGGCGGCCTCGGACAGGCGGGACGAGTGCCGGGTGATCCTGCGCTCCACGGGACCTCCTCTCCCTTCTTCCCGGGAGGACCAGGCAAACTCTAGATTTTTAGAGCACATCCGGGCTACGGTGAATCTTGCAGCGAGTCGTGCCGTGCATTATGACAGTGCGTAGCGGCAGGCCCGGTGTGGTTACCGTCCGTGACAGAGCGTATCAGATAGGGGAACATCTGATGTTCGGTGAGGAGGGCTGGGCCAACGGCAACAGCTTCAGCCTCGAAAAGCGGCCTCACGCCAAGGTCGTCCCGTGCTGGAGGTTCGGTATCTCGGTCGAGGCCATGATGGCCGGAGCAGTGAGGGTCTGATGGCCGACGACGACGGCTGGTCCAACGGCAACAGCTTCAACCTCGAAGCACATCCCGGCGCCACGCGCAGCAACTGCATGGAGCCGTTCTACCCATGGGGCTGCACGAGGCAGAACCAGGACAGGGGCAGCATGTGATGTTCGGCAACACAGTCCAGCTCGACCGCCCGAACGACTACGGGATCGCGATCAGGGACCTGCCCGGCAAGGTCACGCCGTGCTGGAAATTCGGCGTCTCGGTCGAGGCCATGATGGCCGGGGCGCTCCCGGTCTGACCCGCGGCACGGCGCGGTCGCCGGGTGACGGCCGCGCCATGCCGGGCCCTGCCTTGCCGATCCGAGCTGCGCCCTGACACTCCTAGCCCTGCGTGGACTGCCGAGCTGCGCCGTGCCCTGCCTTAAACGGCCCAGCCGCGCCATAACTGCCGAGCCGAGCCGAGCACGGACTAGCCAAGATAACCGAGCCGCGACGGCCGGGCCATGCCAAGCTGTGCCCAGTCAAGCCACGCGATGACTGCCGAGCCATAACGCGCCCAGTCGAACCACGCCATGCGATGACTGCCTTGCTGTCCCGAGCTGATCCTTGACCAGCCGAGCGACGACGGCCTGGCCATCCCTGCCGAGCCTGGCCGGGCCTGGCCCTGAAGATCCGTGCCAAGCCGCGACGGCCACGCCCAGCCTCGCCAAGATCAGCCGCGCCCCGACTGCCAAGCACAGCCGCGCCGAACTGCGCTGTCCAAGTGAAGCACTGCCCTGCCTATCCGGCCATGCCGCGCGATGCCTTGCCTTGCTACCCGCGCTATCCGCGCCGCGCCTATCCAGCCAGGACCGGCGGCGCCATGCTACGCGATGCCTCACGACAGCACGCGATACCGCGCCAGCCATGCCATGCCGCGCCTCGCTATGCCGCCCGTGCGCTCCCAGGCCTAGCCATGACGGCCTGGCCATATCTGGCCATGCCACGCCTTGACCAGCCACGCACTGAACAGCCGTGCGCTAACTGCCTCGCCGCGCCGCGCCAAGACCGACCAGGCCTTGCCAAGCCGGGCCTTAACGGCCTCGCCATGCCCTGCCGTGCCTCGCCAAGCGATGCCTAGGCTGCCGTGCCGAGACGAGCCTGTCCCTGACGAGCCCGGCCTCACCTTGGCGGCCAAGCCAAGCCATGCCCAGCCTCGCCAAGCCTCGCGAGCCTGACCCCGCCCTATGCTGCCCTGGCGAACCCAGCCTGGACTGCCACGCCGTACCCAGCCGAGTCGCGCAGAGCCTTGCACCTCCTGCCACACCTGGCCGAGCGGCCCTCGCTGTCCCAGCCGGGCAACGCCTCGCCATGCGCCGACAGCCTTGCCGAGCCGAGCCGCACTCAGCGCAGCCCTGCCAACCCGATCCTGGCCCTGACGGCCGAGCCCAGCTGTGCCAAGCCGTGACTCGCCTCGCCAAACCCGGGGGCGCCATGCCATGACGGCCCTGCCGAGTTGCGCAATGCCGAGCGATCTGTGCCGCCCAAGCCAACCATGCCTTCCGGCCTTGCCCAGCGCTCCATGCCGTACCCTCCATGACGGCCTTGCTGCGCACAGCCAGTCCATGCCAAGCCCCGCATCGCCTCGCCATGACTGCGTTGCCCCGCCCGACCTGGACTGGACAGGCCTCGACTGCCTCGCCCGGCCTCGCCTAGCCTGGCCTTGACCCGCCATGCCTTGCGTCAACGGCCTTACCCCGCCGGGACGGGCTCCGCTCCGCCTGGATCAGCCCCGCCTTGCCTCGACTGCCTCGCCTGGCCCGGCCTCGCCAAGCCGTCCTTGCCGGGCCTTGACTGCCACGCCTTGCCATGCCGATCCGGAACGCGCCCAGCCTACGAAGCCGAGCCTTGGCTATCTAAGTTTATAGCACATCCTCGTCCGGCAGCTCGTCGCCCTCCTTGACGCCGAGCTTGCCGCGGACGCCCACCGTCCTCGGCGCCTTGTACTGAGGCGGGGCATCATGCGTCTCCCACTCGCGCACCTCCTGCAGCTGGCCGTCAGACCGGTAGACCGGGGTCTGGTGCTCCTCGTCCCCGTGCACCGGGTACGACCGCGCCTTCGCTGCCTCGCGGGTGCGGGCGGTGCGGCGGAACAAGCTGGCCTCAGACGGCATGCCCTCGCGCTCCTCGTCGGACTCCTCCGGCCGGTCGGACTCCTCGCCGGGGCCGGGCTCCTCCTCGCCGCCCTCCTCCTCGCCCTCGGGCGGGGCCATCGGGTCCTCGCCCTCCATCTCGGCGTCCTCGGGCCCGGGGGCCAGCGCCAGCAGCGGCGGGCCGGGCTCGGTGCCCAGGCGGGGGATGGGCAGGCCGCCCATGGAAGCGCCTGCGGGCATGCCCTCGACCTGGGCGTAGGCACCGAAGTCGTCCTGCAGGTCCTGGGGGATCGGGTAGCCGCCGTCCTTCAGCGCGATGTAGGCCCGCTTGCGGGTGTCCTGCTCGGCGACGATCTGGTCCACCGCCTCGTCCTGGGACCGGGCGACCTCCTCGTCCAGGTCGATCTCCAGGTTCCGGGTCCGGGTGCGCTGGGAGATCGGGATGCCGGCGGCGCGCAGCGCCTCGATGAACTGGCGGGTCGCGTCCTCGTCCTTCAGGTTCAGCACCTGGAACTTGCGGTCGGGGACCAGCAGCTTGGGCTGCTCGACGAGATGCTTCTCGCCGGTCTCCTCGTCGGTCTCCAGCACCTCCTCCATGATCACGTAGCGCTTGCCACCGTGCTCGCGGTAGGCGTAGTGCTCCTGGGCCTCGGCCACCACCAGGGCCCGCTGCCGGAAGTGCCGCGCCTGGAACTTCTGGTACTTGGTCATCAGCATGGTGACCAGTTCCTTGTTCAGCGCGTCGGCCGCGTAGGTCTGGCCGGACTGGGCACCCATCAGGAACGTCCGGGACAGGCCGAACACCTGCAGGATCGAGTCCTCGATCCGCTCGAAGTCGGGGGTCAGGTCGGGCATCTGCTCGCGGCCCAGCACCGGCAGCATCTCGACGGCGAAGTTGTAGATCAGCGCGCGGAAGTCGCCGGCCAGGGCCGCGTCCAGGGCCAGCTCGAAGTTCTCCAGGTCGTCATCGGTGGGGATCCACGGCTGGGAGGTGCCCAGGTCGGTCGCCGAGGCGCCGAGCTTGCACAGGATCAGCGGCGTGTAGAGCCGGTCGGCGATCGAGTCCAGCGCGGTGTTGAGCATCTCCTTCTGCAGCATCGAGCGCATCGCCCGGGTCAGCAGCGGCACGCCGCGCACGTTGAACGTGTCGCCCCTGAACTTCAGCTGCTTCAGCAAGATGTTGCTCACCGGCATGAAGGTGTTCTCGGCCGTGTAGGCGGTCAGCTCGGGGTACTCCTGGACCAGCCGGTTGTACTCCCAGGCGGGCTGGCGGGTCTGCAGGATCTGCCGGATCGTCCAGGGCAGCCGGATGAAGAACCGCGGCTCCTTCAGGAACGGGCTGCGCTCGACCTTGACGTCATCGGGGTTGAGCAGCTCCTCGTCGTCCCAGATGCCGAGGTCCTCGTTGAACGTGGCGAAGCACCAGGCCTCGCCCGAGGTCCAGTACTCCCGGCCGATGTCGACGGTGAACTCCTCGTAGTCCAGGTGCTCCTCGCCGAAGAACAGGTCGCCGTAGAAGTCCTCCAGCCGGGAGTCCATGCACTCCAGGTGGTCGCCCATGGTCGGGAACTTGGAGAAGATGTCGACACACGAGCCGATGATCGGGTCGGTCTGGTACAGCAGCCGGCAGAACGCCCGGACCTTGGCCAGCTCCTCGTTCTGGCTGAAGTCGTAGGGCAGGTTGTTCTGCCGCCAGTAGAACAGCGGGTCGCGCGGGCGGCCGGTAGCGAACTGGATATCGCCGAACCCGCCGCCCGCTCCGCCCGCGCCCCCGGCACCGTACGCGGCAGTGCGCCGGTTGACCGAGCGGTTCTTGCGGGCCTCGGCCACCTCGGCCGTCATGGACCCGTCCGCGGCCCCGTAGGCCAGCATCCGGCTCATCCCCTCGGAGACCCGGCGGTCGCGGTCGAGGGCGGCGGTGGCGCTGAACCTGACCTTCACCCAGCCTCATCCCACAGCGTGCAGCCCGGCCCGTTGTGGTCCGCCTTGCAGTCCCGGGAATGGAACTTGGGCCGGTCGGCCGCGTAGTCGTGGTAGCCGTCGTACCAGGCGTCCGGCTCGTGGCGGAAGTCGGCGCGGTCCAGGGCCGAGTTGGCGCCGCCACCCTGCGAGGCCTTCCAGCCACGGTTGTAGTGGCCGGTGTACTCCGGATCGCCCGCGGCCTCGTGGCGGATCCGGGCTAGCACCGCCGGGTGGCGGCCGGAGACCATGATCGCCAGGTGCCGGACGTAGGCGTCCTCCGGCAGCTCATCGCCCGCGATGGTGCGGTAGAGGCGGGCTGACTTCTTCTTTGCGAATGGCGGGGCTTCGCCTTCCCCTTCTTCCTCGCCTTCCTCCTCTTCCCCGGGAGGCGCGCCCTCTTCTTCTTCCCCTGCCTCTTCGTCGCCGAATGGCGGCCCACCCTCGTCCTCCTCGCCCGGCGGCATGCCCTCGTCCTCCATGCCAGGTGGCAGTCCGCCTTCTTCCATCCCGGGTGGTGGCATAGCGCCCATGTCGGGGCCGACATCGGTGGGCGCGCCCATGCCCGGAGCCTGGGGCATACCCGGGAACGCGGGCTGGACCCGGACGATGAAGGACTGGCCGCAGAAGGCGCAGTCGATGCCGCCGTCACTGCGCCCGGTGATCTGCCCGCTGCCGCAGAACGGGCAGTGCGAGCACAGGACCGGATCGCCCGGGTCGTGCGCGACCTTGATGAACCGGGAATCGAGCTGCATGCGGCTGCGCCTCCTTCCCTCCTTCCCGGGTCGGTTGGCAGATACCAAGGTTCATTGATATTGTCTCCCTCATGATGATGCTCCGCAGGGCCCGCCGGGCCGTGTACCGGATCTGGTGGCGGCACCTGCCGTGGTCCCTGCCGGTGAGCCGGGCGATGGCCCCGATGCTCCTCGCGTTCGTCCCGATCCTGATCCGGGAGAGCGCGCTGGCCGGGTTCATCGCAGCCATGGGGTCGATCGCCTGCTCATTCTGGTCGATATGGTCCGGTTTCGCCCGCAACCACGCCAAGACGGGCTGGTTCCCCTGGAAGCCGTAGCCCAGCCGATTTTGCGTTATCAAGGTTTATTGATATAGTGATCCTGTACGCACCGACGAGCAGGAGCACCGATGGACACCAGGACCGAACCCCTCACCCACGCCGAGCTGGCCGCGGCCTATGCCGAGTTCTACCGCGAGATGTGGATGCGCAGCGCAATGGTCTACGGGGCGCTGGACGTGCGCTATACCCACGCGGCCTTCCTCGTCTACGACGAGGCCCGCGCCGAGGCCGAGCTGGAGGAGACCTACGAGATCGCCGACGTGATCGAGCAGGTCGTCTTCGCGAGCAAGCCCGTCGGCCACTGGTGGACGATCAGCGCGGTCGCGCGCAAGGGCCACCTCGACCCGCGCAAGACCGCCCGGGTGCTGACCTGGATGGTCGAGAACAAGTTCGCCATCGACAACGGCCGCGGCGGCTGCTGGATCAACTTCGGGCGGCGGTCATGACCGAGCAAGTGCGGTTCGTCCCCGACGGCGGGAAGCCCCGCAGGCGGAAGCCCGCCCCGAAGCCCGCCACCGTCCTGGGCCGGGATATCCAGCCGGGTCAGGTCGTCAAGGTCCACGGCCGCTGGCTGCGCATCGTGAGCTGGGCCGACGACGGGTTCCCGATGCGGTTCGCCATCGTCGCCCCGCACCAGATCGACCCGCGGCTGACCACCAGCGTCACCGGCCGGTGGCGGCTGATCCACGCCGAAGACGACTACCCGACCCGCGACGAGCCCGCTCCCGTCTGGGAGCACGTGACCAGGCAGATCGAGCGCGAGCGAGCTGAAGGACTGAGGGACTGAGATGAAGCAGCTGTTCCAGATCACCGTGGCCGATGAGCAGGGTGTCGTGATCGACACCGGCTGGGTCTTCATGGAGGTCCCGCTGGTGCCCGCAGGCGCCACCCAGGACCTGCCCCTCGCCGGGGCGGCGCTGTTCGACGCCGTGATCACCCACGGCATCGACCAGGGCATCGAGGCCGACCCCGAGGAGGCGAGACGCGCATGAGCGACGCCGGGCTGAACGACAAGGTGAGCTTCCGCGCCATGCGGGACCCGCTGAACGGCGACGAAACCCTGATCACGGTCGAGGGCATCGTGGTCCGGGAGCGCTGGGGCCACCGGGCCGACCACTTCACCATCCGCACCCTGGAGCACCCGCCCCGGACCTTCGTGCGGCTGGCCAGTGCCATCGAGGTCATCGCGAAGGCACCGCTATGAGCGGCTCAGCGACAAAGGCCGAGCGCGGCAAGACGCAGATCGAGGTCACCACCGAGACGCGACGCGACCTGCGGCTGCTGGCCGCGCTGACCGACCAGGGCATGGCCGAGGCTGCCGCCGACGCCATCAGCGCGGCCCTGGAGAGGGCCCAGGGCGGCCCCGTGGCCGAGTCCATCCTCCTGGTCCTGGCGGCCGTGATCCTGCGCAAGCACTCGTACGGCCGGTTCGCCGACCAGGTGGACGCCATCGCGGAAGGAATCAAGTCATGAGCAGCACCGCGGCCAAGAACCGGCGGCGTAAAGGCGGGTTCACGCCGCCGCGCGAGTGGATCCCGATGACCCGGGGCGAGCTGATCGTCGACCCGCAGATGCAGGAGATCGCCGCGCAGAACCCCGACGTCGCCGAAGTGCTGGATGACGTCAACGAGATCTGGATCAACAACCAGTACGTGGTCACCGTCCGGCGCTTCTCCGAGGGCAAGCCGGACGTCATGTCGCTGTCCATCCGGCGGATCGACCGCAAGCCCATCGACAACTGGCGGCACAAGCAGCGGATCAAGAACGAGATCGCCGGCGAGGACGTCGATGCCTTCGAGCTGTACCCGATGAAGAAGCGCACCGTCGACACGGCCAACCAGTACTGGATCTGGTGCATGCGGCCCGGCGTCGAGCTGCCCATGGGCTTCACCGAGCGGGCGGTCAACGGGGATAATGACCCGCGATTCCCCATGTCGCGGCAGCAGCCATTCGCCAGGGGTGAGAGGGAGGCCATCTGATGAACGACACCGCGGCACTGGTGTACATGATCTTGTGGCTGGCCGCCGTCGTCACGCTGGGCTTCGGCTGCCTCCTGCTGATGGTCAGCCTGGTCCTGTTCGATAAGCCCGCCGGGCAGCTGAGCACCCGGGAGGTCCTCGTGCCGCTGTGGTGCCTGCTGGCCGGGCCCCGGCAGCAGGACCGGCTGCGGGCCATCCTGGCGCGGCGGGCCGCGGGGCAGGCGCTGGCCAGCGGCACCCTCCGCGACGTCGCCCGGCACCGGGTCAGCGCGCCGCCGCGGCGTGACCGGGCTGAGACGTGCCGGGACTGCGGCGCCACCCGGGTCCGCTTCATCCCGCCGTACCACCCGGGGATGGGCCCCGGCTTCTGGGGATTCATGCCGATGGAGGTCGTCACCGAACGAGACGCCGACTGTCGCTGCCCCCGGCACGCGCACCGCTTCCCCGATTTGCCGTTATCAATAAACCTTGATATCCTGGGGTCATGAGCACGAGCACCCAGGAGCAGACAGTGAGCACCGAGACGATCAACCCCGTCGACTTCGACAACCAGCTGATGGCCCTGCACGAGAAGGCCGGCCAGGTCCAGGCCCGGCTGACCGGCAACCGCGACTTCCAGCACATCGCGGTCGGCGACCGCAAGAGCTACGTCGGCAAGGCGCACCTGTGGCGCCGCACCGCGGCCGAGGTCCTGGAGAGCCTGCAGATCATGGCCAAGCACGGCCAGGACCTGCCCGCGAGCATCAGCCGCGGCGGCCAGCTGACCGCCCGCAAGCTGCTCGACCAGGAGAACGACCTGATGGTCGAGCTGTCCGGAATCATGCTGGCCATCTCGAAGATGGATGCGACCTACGCCCTGCCGGAGAACCGCTGGAACCGCTACTTCCGCTGCATGAACAGCGACGGCCACATCCACAGCTCGCTCCGCGGCTGCCAGACCGTGAACTACTCCACCGCGATGAGCTGGAACACCCACCTGTCCGGCCAGCCGGTCGAGGCGGCCATCGCCGACATCGGCCCGACGCTGTGCAGCGTCTGCTACCCGGGCGCGCCGGTCGAGTGGCGGCAGAGGAAGTCCGACGTCGAGCGCGCCGCCCGCGAGGCCGCCAAGGCCGCCCGCGAGGAGGCCAAGTTCGTCAAGCGGCTGCGCGATGACGAGCTGTTCCGCTGCGACCACAGCTTCGTCGAGACCGTGGCCGCGTGCCTGGAGGTGCTGCGCAAGGAAGTCGAGTTCCGCGACTACTACGGCCGCGGCGAGCACCCCTTCCACCGCGAGTACTGGGAGGCCGCCCACCTGGCCAAGGCCGTCCTGATCGCCCGCGAGGAGCGCCAGCCCGGCACCGGCCGCACCGCCGAGCAGATCGACAAGACCATCGACAGCGCCATCAAGAAGAACCGCAAGGAAGGAGCACGGATATGACAGCGACCCTCGTCGGGCCGAAGGCCACGACCCCCGGGGCGGAGGCCCTGGTGGACCTGACCAGGGGGCAGGGGTCGAGGGGCGAGCGTCTTCCGGTGATGCCGCGGGGAAACAGGCCCGTAGCGCTGCCCTCCCTCCCGGAGGGCCACCGGCTGTTCGCCGGCTACGACCAGGGCCTGGGGGAGCAGCTGGTCCTGATCGAGACCCTGGAGGACGCCCAGGAGCTGTGGGACCGGCAGGACTACATGCTGGAATCGCCCATCTGGTACTCCGCCCCGGTCCTATTCGCCCAGGACAACTGATGCCGTTCAGGCTGCCCCGGGAGTGCCCGACCTGCGGCCTCTCGATGGCCGTGCAAGGCGACGGGACGCTGTACCCGCACAGCCGCTATGTCACGGGCGGCGGCCCGCTACCGGACCAGGACCACACGATGGTGCCCTGCGAGGGCGAGACAGAAGGAGAGTGACCAGATGAGGACGATTACCATCCAGGCCGACGGCGGGCCCGGCGGCAACGACGAGGTGATGAAGGCCGCGCTGCTGTTCATCGTGACCAGCATCCCGGTCGGCGGGAAGGGGTTCAAGTTCGACGGCGACCTGGACGACGGGACCATCGTCAACCACCGCCACCAGGGCGACTGGGTGGTCAGCTTCCGGCCCATCGCGAGAGACCGCACCCGCCGCCATCACTACACCAACCCGTACCTGGTGGTCGAGGCGATCATCACGCGCCGGCACGTCGTCCGGAGCACGGACCAGGACGAGGCCGCCGAGCCGCTGGCCGGCTGAGCGGAGACCGCAGCGGCGGCCCGGATCGGGCCGCCGCTGCTGCGTATCTGGACTAAGGTACATTGAGCATCCCCGATTTGGCATTATCAAGGTTTATTGATATCCTGGGGGAAGACACCGACGAGAGGAAGCACCGATGGACCCCCAGGGCCTTACCCCGCAGACCACGTTCCAGGGCACCTGCCCCGAGTGCGGACGGCCAGCCAGCTACCACCCGCTGCCCGGCGGCTACGCGCCCCGGTCGGCGTTCCTGAACGTCACCTGCCGCGACTGCGGCAGCACGGTCAGGCTGACCGCCACCGCGTGCACCGTCTGCCATGTGCAGGCCCTGCTGAAGGGCTCCGAGTTCTTCGCGGCCCGCGGCCTGGACTGGCCGATGACCGCGGTCCTGACCCCGGCTGGCGGCGCCGTCCGGGTGCACAAGGCCTGCGCGAGCGAAGCTGAGTCAGCCGTCCGGCACGCCGACGACCTGGACATCGACGTGGCCGGCATCGGCCGCTGGACCACCAACGACCAGGTGATCCCGGACGACAGCGCCGCGATGCTCATCGCGCTCGGCCTGGCCCAGGGCCTGGACCTCGGCGCCACCGCCGCCGCCCGTGACACCGAGACCCGCAAGTTCCTCGCGGCCTACCGCGAGCGCATGGCCGGTCACGTGCCAGATGACGAGGAGCTGGCCGAGATGCGCGCCGCCTTCGGCCCCGGCGCCACCGTCGTGAACGCCATCACCGGACAGGAGACCCAGCTATGAACGACCCACACGACAACCGCGAGGCCGACGACGCGATCCTGCGGCGGCTGCAGGCCACCGAGGCCGAGCACGTCCGGCTGACCGCCGACGGCGAGCCCGACGGGTGCTTCTTCATCCCGGCCAAGCCGTGGAAGGACACCGGCAAGTGGGTGCCCAGCTGGGTCCGGCGTAACCAGCCCGGCCACACCCCGTTCGCGGGCAACGGCCCCTGCGCCGAGCCCTGGTACTGGGGCAGAAGCTACCAAGAGGCCCAGGAGACCGCCACCCGGGAGAACGCCAAGCTGGGCATCAGCCCGGTGCAGGCTGCCGCGATCATCCTGTCCAGCGTCCGGGCCTCCCGGCACGTCGGTACCGAAGCGGACTTCACCTCATGACCGGCGAGCACCGGCCCGACAGCCCGCTGTGCCGGTACTGCTGGCGGCACATCTTCATCGAGGGCCTGGGCCGGCACTCCGGCCAGTGGATCCTGGTCATGAAGGAGTACGACCACACCGAGTGCTGCGACGCCCGCGGCGACGGGGCCGTGCTGTCCACCCTGCCGCACGTGCCTTGCGAGGTGCAGGCCGTCACCATCGAGCGGCTGATCGAGCTGGCCGCCCGGGAGATCAGCGTGCCGGGCAGCTTCCGGGACACCGACATGGCCCATGACGCCGCGCTGGTCTGGCTGATCACCGCGGCGGCCGGACTGAGCCGCGAGGACGAGGACTACGTGTTCGCGGCGATCATGCGGGCCGCCTACGACACCCGCGGCCGGGACTTCCAGAAGGCCGCCTACCGGTACCGGGCGCTGGATCCCTGGGACCAGTACTGGCAGGCGCGCAAGCGCCAGCTGGCGCTGGACCGGGACCTCCCGCCGGTCATTACCCGGCAGGAGTCCGACGCGCGCATGACGGCCTGGGTGGCCGCCGGGCGCCTCGGCCACGAGTTCACCCGGCCGGGCGAGACGCTGTGCCGCATCTGCGGCAGCCGCATAGACGGCATCCAGCACAATGAGGAAAGGTGGCCCCGCGATGGCCAGCCCCGTTAGCCGCACCCCGCTGACCGGGCAGCCGCTGGAGCAGCCCGACCCGCCGCCGCTGCGGGTAAACGCGGTTTTCGACAAGGACCAGCCCTGCACCGAGCACCATGCCCCGTTCACCGGGGACATCCCCTGCACGGGCGTGCTGCGGTGCACGCTGTGCCTGACCGAGTGGGACCCGGACACCGGGCGCCTGCTGCCGCCCAGGAGGGCCGTGTGATGCCGACCGGACCCGAGCACTACGCCCTGTCCGAGGGGCACCTGGCGCAGGCCCGCGAGCACCACGACGTCCGCCCGGAGGAATCAGCCTGGCACCAGCGCCAAGCCGCGGTGCACGCCGAGCTGGCCCTGGTCGCCTGGCACGCCGCGGGCATCTTCGACCGCTCCGGCTGGATGAAGGCCACCATCACCGTGCCCGCGGATCCCGGGCCAGAGGGACCGCCGAGGGTCCACGACATCCACGGCGGGCCCGGGGAAGACTGCTGGTGCGGCTATGTCGGCCACTGAAGGACGGCCATGAGGCCGGCCCAGCCGCCCTTCCTCGGCGGCGACAAGGCCGAGGTGGTCGAGCACGACCCGGCCACCCGGCGGCCGGTAGCGGGCGGCAAGGTCATCCCGGTGACCGTCGTCGACCTGACCGACGGCGACTTCACCTGGCTGTTCATCCGGGTCCGGATGCCGGACGGCGGGCACGCCGTGTTCTGGCGGAACTCGCGCTTCCTGCGCTGGCCGCAGATCGAATGCCGGTGGCGGCTGGAGGCGGTCAGCGATGCCAGCTGAGCCGGACCTGAGCGCCATCCGGGAGGCGCTGGCCATGGCCGGCTACCACAACGGCCGGGTCCAGTCCTCCGCCATGCAGGCCACGATCTTGCTGAGCGCCTACGAGGGGACGATCGCCGACGACGAGGTGCCGCTGTGCCCGCCCGGCGACCCGGCCTGGTTCCAGCAGGCCGTCACCGTCCTTGAACAGGCTGACCAGGAATGCGCCCGGCTCAAGGTGCAGCTCCTCACCGCCCAGCTCCGGATCCTCCAGCTGATGCTCGCGGGCAAGCCCGATTTGGAGTTATCAAGGTTTATTGATATTCTGGTGCCAGACACCGAGACACACCAGGAGACACCGATGACCACAGGACCCGCCCCCAAGCTGCTCGACCGGGTACGCAAGCTGCTCGCCAAGGCCGAGGCCGAGGGCGTCACCCCGCCGGAGGCCGAGGCCCTGACCGCCAAGGCGGCCGAGCTGATGGCCCGCTACGGCATCGACCGGGCCCGCCTCGGCGCACACTCGCAGCAGGACCGGCCCGGCAACCGGATCATCGACATCGACAACCCGTGGGCCCAGGTCCGCGCCCACCTGCTGGCCGGCCTGGCCGGGGCGATGAACTGCCAGTGCGTGCTGCTGAGCACGAGCAAGCCCGGCGCCCGGATCCACGTCTTCGGCTACGCCTCCGACCTGGAGCGCGCCGACATCATGTACACCTCGCTGCTGCTCCAGATGGCCAGCGCGCTGCGCAAGACGGCCGTCCCGATTGGCGTCCGCAGCGTCCGGGCCTGGCGCCGGAGCTTCCTGCTCGGCTTCGTCACCGCGGTCATCCTCCGGGTCAAGTCAGCCGAGGAACGCGCCCGCGGCGTGGCCAAGACCGAGGACTACGGCAAGGACGGGCCGAGCACCGCGCTGGTGCTGGCCGACCGCGCCGTGGTCATCCGCACCCAGCTGCAGCAGGCCTACCCGACCACCCGGCGAACCCGGATCACCTACTCCGGCCGCGGCTACAGCTCCGGCTACGCCCAGGGCCAGCGGGCCGACATCGGCCAGTCCGGGCTGAAGTCCACGCGGGCCCTGGGCCGGGGCTGAGATGGCCGTCCAGGAGCTAAACGCGGCCCAGCTACGCGAGCGCATCGTGCGGGAGAACCCGCACGAGCATGACATCGTGCTGGAGATCATCAACAAGTGGCTGGGCCGCGGTGACGGCATCGCCGTCTACGTGAACGATCACCCCGGCGCCACGCTGCACGGCGAGAGCATGTACGTCTCGTACGGGTCCGACCAGGCCATCCTGACGGCCAGCGAGGCGCCCGAGCGGCTCGTCCCCGATTCCCGCTACGAGCTAGTCGCCACCTACCGCGGCGAGCCCCTGAAGGAGGAGCCATGAAGCCGCCCGCCCGGCGCTGGGATCCGGTCCTGGCGATGAGCGGCGCGCCGGACGCGGCCGTCGTGCAGGGACCGTGCCCGGATCACGGCCACGTCCTCGTGCAGTACTGCGAGGTCTTCACCCAGGACCTGCAGCCCGGCCTCGTGGGCGTCTTCCAGCTGATCGTCAGCATGAACTGAGGGATGACATGACCACGTACCTGACCCTGGAGCAGGCCCGCGAGGCCGCCGCCGACGCGTGGGCCCTCGGCGAGCTGATCGGCGTGCCGTACGGGCGCTGGTCGGGCAAGTGCCACGAGGTCTCGTTCCAGCTGCTGTCCACCGGGCGATTCGGCCCTGGGCGCGTCGCCCGGGGCTGGTCCCCGGCCGTCATCGGGCAGCACAGCTGGATCGTGCTCGGGCCCGACGTCTACGCCTCCGACGCGGTAATCGTCGACCCCACCATCACGCCGTACCTGCGCAAGCACGGCATGGCCGGGACCAACCGACCAGGCGGCCTGCCGGACATCCAGGTGGAATACGCCCACGACCTGAGCCACCGGGCGCACGGCCACGGCTCGATCTGGGAGGGCCAGAACAAGCCGTGCCCGGGAGGCGGCCCGATCATCGAGCTGACGCCCGGCTTCGAGCTGTCAGAAGCCGCGAAGTTCTTCCTGAGCGAGGACATCCTCGGCCCGCTAGACCGGCGCGGCTGGGGCCAGCTCGCCAACGGGCCCATGCAAGAGTGGCCGGCCGCGGAGATCATCAGGGCGATGTACGACACGCCTGAGCTGAAGATGCTGGTGCCGGTCGACATCATCGGCATGCTGACCGATCACAATCCCGGCAAGTGCTACCTGACCGAAGACCTGGAGCTGAGACCATGAAAGCCGAGCGGCGGATGAAGCCGGAGTGGGGGATCACGCTCGATGGCGTGTGGATCCCCTACTCCATGCTGGAGGAGCTGGCCGACCAGGGCGAGTGGGATTCCCAGCTCGGGCCCGGCTCCGCCTACATCCGGCCGAACCGGGACCAGCAGCGGGTCCTGGTCGCGCACCAGCTGGCCGTCAAGGAGACCCGCGGCGGGCTGCACCGCGGCCCCGGGCTGCAGGCCCTCATCAGCGCCGTGGAGTTCCCCTCCTTCGCCCAGATGTCCACCGGAGCCTACGTGGCCCGGCCTCCCGCCCCGGAGATCGTCCAGGCCCGCCAGTGGCTCACCGGGACTGACCCGGAGGAGCTGGCGGAGTGGTGTGAGGGCTGGACCTACACCGGCACCCAGCACGGGCACACCAGCCCGCCCTGGGCCGAGCACACCTGCCTGAACCTGGAGGTCCGCGAGAACAGCCCGAAGGGCCACGCCGACCCGGGCGACTGGATCGTCCGGTACGAGGACGGCACCTACACGATCATCCCGCCGGGGGAGTTCACCGCGAGCTTCGACCCGTACCCGGGTAACGGTTCGTGAGTAAACGTGAGTTCACCACCTGCACCCCGGACACGCACGGGGCCACCGGCAACCGGGTCTGGGACGTCGACTTCCGGAGCTGGCGCTGCCGGGGCTGCGGGCACCGCTGCGCCACCAACGGCCGGAAGCCGAAGCAGACCCGGTACATGTGGCCGTGGAAGTGGCCGCGCGAGCTGGCCCGGCGCGCGTGGGCCCGGACGGTCACCGACCCGCCGCCGGAGCCTCGCCTCCGCCGCCCGCGGTCATTACCTCAGCTGGGGCTGGATCGTCCTGCCGGTCGCCTGCGGGATCCTCGGCGCGGTGCTCTGGACCCTGCTGTGATCAGGCGATCGGGCCGCCCGGTCCCCGGCCGTACACCCCGCCCAGCGCCACCGAAATGCCGATGAAAACGATGATGGACGCCAGGGCGTGGATCACGGTGATGTGACCGAACCACACCACCACGCCCCAGATGACGATGATGATGCCGACCAGGATGGACACGACCCAGACGTTCCTCATGACATGCCTCCTACAGCACGGCCAGCTCTGCTGCCTCGCCGAGCATCCCGGCCCCGGCAGCAGCCCCGCCGCCGGCGCCGGGAATCTTGTTGATCAGGGCCTTGCCCAGGCCGTACTCGCCCAGGCCCATGCCGTGGCCGCCGTCCCCGCCGCTGTCGCCGGGACTGGCGTTAGTGCCCGCGCTGGGCGCCCAGGGCTCGTCGCTTATCACGCTGCTGGCCATGTCGGCCTGGCGCAGGTAGGAGCCGACCACGCGGCGCGCCACCCGGCGGCACTCCGACGGCGCCAGGTACGGGTTGGAGGCCTGCACCGTGGCAGCGACCGCCTCGACCTGACGGCGCACCGGGTCCTTGCGCGCGGCCGTGACGGCCTGGTCGGGCGTCGTGTCGTACCCGGCCGTGCCGGTGCCGCCCTGCAGCCCGGTGCCCGCTGACGTCGCCTGGGTGCCCGACTGCAGGCCGCCGGGCTTCATGCCGTCCGGGGTCGAGGTCGCGCCGCCCACGCCCGCGGGCAGGCCCGCGCTCATCGGCGCACCGGAAGGCGGCGAGCCCGAGGTCACGTCCGCGGTCGCGCGCATGCACAGGCAGGCGCCCGGCTTGTCCTTGCAGCTCTTGCACCGGCCGCTCTTCTTGGTGAGCCTGCTGCCGCACCGGCACAGGCCCGCGGTGGCGCCCATCTCCGGCGCCGGGATCTCGGGAGCCTGCGGGGTGACCACCTGGGGCGCCGGGCCGCCAGGAGCGCCCTGGGGGATCTCGGCGTAGCCGTGGCTGTAGTCCGGGCCCTCGTCGTGCTCGTAGCCCTCAGCGGGCCCTGAGCCGAAGCTCTGGCCGGCCTGCAGCACCGGGGCCACCGGGTCGACACCCTCGGGCAGCGCCTCCTTCAGCAGGGCGTAGCGGCGCCGGGCGGTCTCTTCCAGCTCCTCGGCGGGCAGGCCGCACGCGGCGGCTACCCGCTCGATCCGCTCGGCCGCAAAGGCCAGCCGGTGCTCCAGCTCGCGAGCCGAGCGGGACTGGAACAGGAACGCGTAGACCGGCAGCATCTCGGCGTCGGCCCGGTCCAGGCTTGCCTCGCGCGCCTCCAGGTCGTGATCGGCGCTCGCCTCGTGCCACAAATCCGACATGCTCTGCCTCCCTGGGCGTCCTACTTCTTCCCAGGGGGCAGAGCCATGCCTGCCGCGCCATGCACTGCCGATCTATGCCGAGAGCCGCCATACGATGCCGAGACGGCCACGCCATGCCGAGCCTTGCCGGTCCTTGCGAGGCCGCGCCGTGCGATGACTGCCACGCCTCACCCAGCCCCGCTTCGCCTCTCCAGGCAAGGGATGCCATGCGGCGACTGCCGGGCCTGGCCGGGCCGTGCCATACCGAGCGATGACTGCCGGGCCTGGCCTAGCCATGCTGCGCCCTGCCTGGACTGGACAGGCCACGCCGAGACTGCCATGCAACGCCGGGCCCAGCTGCGACTAGCCGGGCCTAGACAGGACTGCCAGGCCAAGCCCACCGTTGCCACGCCACGCGTGTCCGGCCTGGCCATGCCGAGCCGTACCCTGACACGCCTAGCCAACCGAGCCCTGCCGTGCCTCGACTGCCCAGCCCGGCCTTGCCCAGACGTCAATGCCAAACCTAGCCAGGCGGGCCGTAGCCTGCCGAGCAAAGCTGTGCTGCGCCTACGCTAGCCGAGCCGAGCCCTGCCTAGACCGCCCGGCCAGGCCACGCCGTGCCCAGCACTGGCTAGCCGTGCCCGGACAAGCCGCGACCGTCCATGCCCCGACTGCCTCGCCGAGTCATGCCTCACCCGGCCGCGCCCTGCGCTGACTGCCCCGCAACGCCTATCCCAGCCATCCCGCGCCGCGACGGCCTCGCTGAGACGAGCCTCGCTATGCCGCGCCCTGCGCTAACTGCCTCACCTCGATTTGACGCGCCTGGCCCCGCCGAGCCACGCCGTCCCTTGACTGCCAGGCCACGCCGTACCCTGACTAGCCCAGACGGGCCTCGCCTTGCCTCGACTGCCGTGCCACGCCCCGCCTAGCAAAGCACACGATGCCCCGCGATGCGCCGACTGCCCTGCCTTCCGTGCCGGGCCGAGCATCCCGGGCCCAGCCATTCCGAGCCCCGCGTTGCGACGACTGCCCGGCTAAGCCAGGCCTTGCAACGCCGGTCCTTGCCAGGCCTCTCCCGGCCTGGCCCAGACTGCCTTGCCGAGCCAGGCCCCGCCGAGCTGCGCCTACCCTGGCCTAGCCAATCCAGCCATGCCGAGCCGAGCCGCGCCAAGCCAAGATTGGCCTAGCCCTGACTGCCGGGCCAAGCCACGCGACGACATACTGCGCCCTGACCTGACTGCCTGGCTGAGCCGTACCGAGCCAGGCCGGACCATGCCTCGACTGCCGAGCCACGCCATGACCTGGCTGCCGATCCTCGCCTGGACGCGCTGCGCCGTAGGTAGCCCGGCCTGTCCATGGCAGCCGAACCGGGCTGTGCCGCGCCTAGCCACTCGGTGCCCCGCGCCGCCTCGACTGCCGCGCCTAGCCACGCCTTGCCTAATCACCCATGCCGCGCCGCGCCACGACGGCCGGACCATACTGCGCCGTCCATGCTGGGCAACACCGGGCTGTGCCGCACGATGCCCTGACTGCCTGGCCGAGCCGTGAAGCCCCTGCTTCGCCTTGACGGCCGAGACCGGCCGAGCCATGCACTGACTACAACGCCGCGCCTTGACTGCTGTGCCAAGCCTTGCCCTGCCCGGACAAGCCACCCGATGCCTTGACTGCCTCACCACACCTTGCCTCGCCCAGCCTTCCCAGACCGCGCCTTGACTGCCGTGCCGGGCGACGCTATCCAAGCCATGCCCTGCTCAGCCAACCCAGGCCGAGCCTTGACGGCCTCGCCCCGCTGTACGAACAGCACCATGCGCCGACGGCCACGCCGAGCCGGGCTGCTCCGGGCCAAGCAACGACCAGCCCTGAGCTGCCAAGACTGCCCTGCCTAGCCGCGCAAAGCCACTCCTTGCCCCGCCTCGCCGCGAGACACCACGCGACGCCGAGACTGCCGCGCTAAGCCAAACCACGCCCGTCCCAGCGGTCGATGCTTCGCCATGCCTTGACGGCCCTGCACTGCCGCACCCCGACCAGCCCAGACTGGCCTCGCCCAGGCTGGCCGGGCCTGGACTGCCTGGCCGCGCCAGGCCGCGCCGTGACGCAACCAGCCACGTCACGGCCCGGCCTGACGGCTTAGGCCTCGTCGCCAACGGCGAGAGGGCCGTCATCTTCCTCGACATCCATGGTCCGGCGGACCATGGCGATGAACTCGCTGAACATGCGGTAGCGGCGCTGCATGTTCCGCCAGTCCACTTCCATCTGGCGCCGCACCTGGGCGGTCAGCACCTCATCCCGCTGGATCTCGTCCAGCGGCACGTACGAGCGCCCCGGCACGCCAGCGGCGTGCACCGAGTGGAACACCCGGATGGACTGCACCTCACTGCGCTTGTCGATGTACTGCTCGCGCACCACGCGAACCAGCTGCCGGGCCTGCTGCAGCCGGTACTTGCGCGCGGCGACATCGTTGTTCCACTCGAACCGGCTGTGCAGCGGGTGACCCTCGGCGGCGGCGGCCGAGACAATGGCCGCCGCCGTCAGGATGCCGCCGTTCTCCTCGCGGATCTGCAGCAGCTCGGTTTCGAGCTGGCTAGGAGCCTGATCCGGCGCCATCGCCGGCCTCAGCAGCCATCGCAGCGCGGTCCTCCGCGGTCAGGCCGCGGTCGGGACCGGGCTCCTTGTCCTTGACCGGCTTGGCCTCGGGCTCGGGCTCGGGCTCCTCGGCCAGGACCTCCGGCGGGGCGTCCAGCTCGGCGAAGTCGTCCATCGTCAGATGGTCTTCCTCGCCGTAGACGTCGTAGTCCACCGAGTCCAGCAGGTACATCGGGTCCAGCTCGCGGACCACGGTGACGGCGTTGCGGCCGTCGGCGATCCGGAACGTGCCGAATTCCCCGTTCCGCTCGGGCCGCCACTCGCCGACGCCGACATTGCCGCCGCCCGCCTCGATCAGCGAGACCACCGAGTCCCGCTCCAGCAGGTTGGAGGTGTAGCCCACCATCAAGGTGGCGCTCCACCGGTAGAAGCAGCCGCGGTACCGCAGGTCCGCGGGGTGGTTGACGCCGGCCAGGCGCACGTAGTCCTCGCGCATCCGGGGGCGGCCGTCGAGCACGACCATCCGGCCGGCCTCGCTCGGCACGCTGACGCCGTAGAACGTCAGGAACTGGCGAAGCTCGGTCATCTTCACCTGCTTGCCCCAGAACCGCCCGGCCCCGATAGTCGCCATCTTGAAGGCCATGGCGGGCAGGCCGAACAGCACCTCCTCGGTCGCCGGGTCGACGCCCGCACGGTAGAGGCTGGCCAGGTACTCGCGGTGCGGGTCACGCTTCTCCGGCTGGCGCTTCTTGCCCTGCTGGGCGGCCAGCATCTGGGCCTTGGCCTTCTCGGAGAACCGGCTGACGATCAGCGGCGCGGTGCCGATGATCCGGATGGCGAGCAGCTCCTGCCGGATCGGCTTGATGGTCAGCGCCGCGGCCGGAGCCGGGGCAGATGCCGTCGTGCGCCGCTTGACGGCTGGCTTGGCGTCGGCTCCGTTCGTACCGGTGGCGGTAGCCGCCGGGTCATCCTTAACCTGTGTTCCAGGCATGGTTCAGTCCCTCCTCGGGGGAGTGAATCGTGTCGCGGCCCCCGCCTCCTTACCAGGTCGGGGGCCGCCTTGGCCTTGACACTATACTTACGAGCACGCACTGTCAAAGAACCTTGATATTTCTGCTACGATGGCTGACGTCCCCGCCCGGACACCCGCCCCTAAGGCCACGGGGCGGTTCGCCAGGTGACGCGCGTAAGCGGCAAGCGTGGTCCGTAGCCGAAACCGGAGCCGTATAGGTAGTTGGGCCAGCCTCAGTCTGGCCCGTCCGGGCGGGGCCCAGTCTCTAGGAACATTGATACTCTAGGCCCATGTGCTGCTGGACTCACGAAGACCTGAGCTACCCGGGCGCGCTCGCCTCCACGGACGTGGACGACCGCTGCCGGTGCGAATGCCTCCCGCCGTGCCGGCGCCGTGCCACGGCCGAGGACGTGCGCTGCGACGTATGCGGCGGGCGCGCCTCCTCCGACCCGGCCCAGGGAGGAGGGCGAACGGCCCAGGTGGAGCCGCAATCGTTCGAGCGCTCGGTCACCGAGCGCGAGTACCCGCTCTCCATCACCCTGCCCGGCGCGCTGCCAGCGACGCCTGGACAACCCTTCTGAACGCCACCGCCTGCGGCTTGTGCATCGGGTCGCCCTGGTAGGCGTCGGTGTTGCTGTAGCCGCTGCTGTCCGCGGTGTTCGGCGCGACCGGGGCCAGGTCGGCGTTGCCCGGCTGACGGCCGCTGAAGGTCTGGGTGAACGGGCCGCCCGGCTGCGGCGGCTCCTGCGGCTGGCCGAGCACGTCATCAGGCGCCACCGGGCCCGTGCCCTTCGGCTCGGTGCCCTGGTACGGAGGCGGGCCGCCGGAGCGGGCCGGGTCCTCCCCGCCGCCCATCACCGGCGGCGTGCCGGGACCGTTCAGCGGCGTGCTGCCCATCGGGTCCGGGCTCGCGCCGGGACCGTCGGTGATCAGGTCGACCGAGGTGGCCGCGGTCTTGCCCTGGCGCTGCGCGTGGTCCTCCAGCCCGTTCCACGTCGCGGATCCCGCCTGAGCCGTCTGCCAGTAATGCGACCCGGCCGCCTCGGCGTTCGCATAGCCCCTGGCCCTCAGGTGGTCGATCGCATCCTGCCCGGTTTCCGGCCAGCGCTTGTGTCCCATAGCTATAAAGATAGGGTAGGTGCCGGTCGCCGACGGCTGCCAGCGGCCCCGCTCGGCCAGCAGGAGCTTGCGGGTGAACCCGGCGTGCGCGTCGAGCCGCTGAGCCAGCACCGGGTGCCGGGCCGCCTGGTCCTGGTGCGCCACCACCCACCGGGCCTGGATGCCGCCCGGCCGGTCGGCGATCGCCGCGTACAGGCCGGCCTCGAAGGCCGGGGAGCCCTGACCGACCAGGCGGCGGCCGGGCTGCCAGCGGGCCGCGAACCGGTAGCCCTTGGCGAAGCCGGGGTCGTCGACCGCGGAGCGGGTGACGAAGCTGGCCGAGACGGTGAACGCGGCCTTGCCGAACTCCTTGCGCTTGCGCTCCAGGTAGGCGTGGCGGCGTACGCCCTCGTGGCCGAAGTAGGCGTCGTGGACGCCCTGCCCGTGGGTGCGCCGTACGTAGTCACGGAACCGGCTGTAGTCCTCGTCGGTCGGCTCGCGCTCGCCGGCGTCCGGGTCCCGCCGCCACAGGTCGTGCATGACATGCTGCGGGATCGCCGACCGCACCGACGGGTCCACGTAGTCGTAGGAGTCGTGCTCGTAGGGCCGCTGGTAGTCCCCCTGGCGCTGCAGCGAGGCGTGGCTCACCTGGAAGGCGCGCTGCGCGTCGGCCGCGTTCCCCGCCTGGCCTGCGTCCCCGCCCATGCTGCGCGGAACATCCATCTGGCCAGGGTCAGGAGGACGGCCACTGTAGCCCACCGAGTAGCCCTGGACGTACGGGCTGACCCGCGAGCTGTTGTCGCTGAACGTCGGGTGCTCCCCGGCTGCCGCGTCATCCTGGCCGTCCTTGACGCCCTGGCCGTAGTCACCGCTGCCCTCGTTCGAGGACCACGGGTCCGGGCTGGTCTGCGCCGAGTTGAACGGCGCGGTTCCGTCGTCGGTGGTCTCGTGCGGCTTGGTCAAGATGTCGGCCTGGCGCCGCAGCGAGCCCATGTACTGGCCGCCGCCGGGCTCGTTGGAGAAGGCGCGCTCCCCGGGGATGCGGCTGGTGACGTCCAGGTCGTGCTGCGCCTTCACGGTGGAGTACACGCCGAGGTAATGCGCGTGCAGGTCCGGGCGGCCGGTCATCTCGCCGTAGGCCTTCTTGTCGACCGGCTCGCGGCCGTTGGTGGCGTCGATCACGCCGCGGGTCTCGTTGTGGCCGCGCAGGTACTGCCCGTGCCCCTTGCGGCCGAAGACGTAGCTGTCCTTGTGCGGCGGCTTCTTGCCCTCCATGGCGTCCATCCGGCCGAACATCCGCAGCGCCGTGTTGGAAGGCGTCATCGAGCTGCGGGCCGCAGTCGCGCCCTTGGGCCGGGCGCCGTCCGGGCCGGTCTCCCACTCGCCCTGGAACTCCGGGTTGAGCGGGAACGCGACCTCCTGGTTCAGCTCGTCGGCCTGCGGCGTGGGGACGTCGTGGGAGTCCACCGTCTGCTGGATCTGGGGCAGCTGCGAGGCAGCCTCGTGCTGACGGTCAGAGGCGGCGCCCTGGTCGGGCATCTCCTGGCGCTGCTGCTCGCTGTACACGTCCCACTGGTGCCGGGGCTGCTCCTCCTCCGCGTGGGCGGTGCGGTGCTGGCCTTCCACCTGGTGCTTGATCTTCCCGCAGTAGGCCTCGGGGTCGTTCTTGTCGGAGTTGGCCGCGACGCACGCGGCGAAGTCCTCGTACCCGGCGAACGGGGCGCCCTTCGTCAGCTGCCCCTGGCGGGGCTCAGGAAAATTTGGCGGCCTGCCGGCCCCGGCCCCGGTCTTGTCCCAGGGCTTGCCCTTGCCCTTCTTCTTGCCCTTGCCCTTCTTCTTCTTCTGGCCGAAGGCGTCCTGCTCCTCATCGTCCTCGGCAAACGGGTTCTTGCCGCCCGCCAGGACCGGGCGCACCCGGGCCAGGTACCCGTGCAGCCAGGCGATCTCGTCCTCGCTGCGAGCCTCGGCCCGGAACGCCGCGGCGATCGTCCGGTGATGGGCGGCCACCTTCTTCAGGTCCCCGGTGCGCAGCACGGCGGTGCCCTCGTCCGCGCCCTGGACCTCGAAGTACGCCTGGCGGCGGAAGTCCTCGGCGTTCATCAGGTAGCCGACCGCGACCGAGGCGGTGTGCTCATGGCCGTTGCCGCAGGACTGCTCGGGCCAGTGCAGCGAGCCGCACCGCTCGTGGTAGGGCGCGTCAAACGTGTCGACATCCTGGTCCGAGCCGATGTGCCAGCGGAACCCGTCCTGGTCCGGGCCGGTGTAGGCGGAGACGCGCAGCGCAGCCTGGCGCTCGGCCGTCGGGCGCGGCGGGGCGCCCTCGTCCATGTCCTGGTCCTGGCCCGGGGCAGGCGTAGAGGACGGCTGGCTGGGGGCCGCGCCCGGCGGGGTAGTGGGGATCTGGCCGGGCGGGCCGAGCGGGATCTGGGCGTAGGAGTCGGCGGTGTCCATCGACGTGGTGTGCTCGTCCGGCCGCTCCGGGCCCGAGCCGAAGCCGGAGCCCGAGCCGTCCATCTGCTGCAGCTGCTGGATGCCCGGGGCCTGCTCCGAGCTGATCTGCGAGCTGTGGTCCGGCGACTCGACCCCGCCGTTGTACTCGTTCTGCGGCGGCGCGAAGTTGTCGAACACCTCCTCGGGCAGCGGGGTCGGCGCGGGGTTGTCCTGGGGGTCGCGCTCCTGCTGGATCTGCGGCAGGCCGGAGGCGCCCTGGCGGGTCAGGTAGCCGACGTAGGTCATGAACTCGCGCCGGGCCGCCAGCGCGTGAATGCCGTACGGGCTGGCCGCGGTGTAGGCGTGGCCGAGAGCCTGCTCCTGGAACTCATCGGGGTCGGCCATCAGGTCCCGCGGGATGCCGCGGTACCACTTGGCGGCCTCGGCGATCATCGCGGTGCGGTAGTCCGAGGCGATCTCCTCATCGCCCAGCCAGTCGGTGGCCGCGGTGTGCCGCTCGAAGGCGGGCAGCGGCTCCAGCGTCTGGCGTACCGCCGTCGCGCTCAGGTCGGTCTCGCGCGACTGCGCCGCCGATGCCGTCCGGCGCCGGTCGTGCGCGTCGAGCGCAGCCACGGTGATCGCCAGCTGGCCGCCAGTCCGGGCACCCTGGATCGCCCGCAGCAGGTCGTCACGCTCGGCCATAAGATCGTCTCCCGGGAAGGCAGCGAAGTCTCTGCTTCTTCCCGGGCCGCCCCGATCAGCGCCCTGAGATGCTCATGGCTAACCGGGGGCGTCCGGCCGACATCCAAAGCATCCAGGAACATTCCGCTGATCTGCGGGACATCCAGGCCCGCCTCGACCCGGGCCGCTGACCAGCCGGGGATCCGGGCGTACCAGCGCACCCCGTGCACGCCCCTGTCCGGCCGGCGGACGGGCTCGGCGCTGGCGAGCAGGCACAGCCCGCGCAGGGCCTTCTTGGAGATGGCTACCCGGCCGCCTGCGTCCAGGGCCGCCTGCGCGGCCTGCACCGGGTCCTCGGGGCCGCTGGCCGCCTTGCGGGCACAACCCGGGTGCTTGCCGTACAAAATCGGGTCGCCGACCGCGATCTCCAGCTCACACACTGGGCAGGTCAGTCCCGATTCCCAGTTCTGTCCGAGCACGGGCCCTCCTCACAGCTTCCGGGGGCAGGCTGGAATCGGTTTGGAAATATCAAGGTTTATTGATATTCTGGGGTCATGATGACCAAGGTAGAGAAGATCCGCAAGGCAGCCCCCGGCCTCCCCGAGGCCGACGTCACCCGGTACGCCCGGATGACCGTGGCCGAAGTGGACAGCCTCTGCCGCATCCTGCGCCGGACCCGGCGCGACGCGCTGCAGGCCGAGGCCGCCAAGCGCCGTCAGCGTAGGCTCGACAACCGGAGGCACGGCAACTATGACGAGTTCCAGCTGACGGAGCGCAACTTGCGGGTGGTCGGCAAGCAGGGCGAGCGGGCCGGCGACGGCAACCTGGATGCGCTGGCCGCGCTCGGCGCGACCGCCCGGTTCGTTGATGAGCAGATCGCCCAGGCGGTGGCCAAGTGCCGCGCCCGGGGCTACACCGACCCGGAGATCGCCGAGATGCTGGGCGTCACCCGGCAGGCCCTGGGCCAGCGCTACGGCCGCAAGAAGAACATCGGCCTGGCGTAAAGGCGCCTTTACGCGGGCCGCGCTAGGATTATAGAGTCCGGCCCGGCAGGCATCAGTCCCGGAGTTGACCCGAGTGCAAGGCACATCAGCTTCCCAGGGATCAGCGCGAACTGTGCCGCCCATGGCGCAAAGGGGCCTGGCGGGCCGGGCCGGGTCACGTCTTCATGTCCGGCAGCCGCCGGGAGCGATCGGTCGGCGGCTGCCGGTCGGGCATGATGTCACGCCGCTTGCGCACCTCCTCGGCCATGTGCGCCAGGCCCGAGGACATCCGCTGCTGCGGGGTCTGCAGCGACCCGGGCTCGGGCACCTCGATCCCGTGGTGGGTCAGCACGGTGACGGCCAGCTCCCGGCGGCGGGCCAGCAGCACGCTGGCCATGAAGTCGGTGAACACCTGGCAGGCCGAGTCATCAGCCGAGCCGGCCATCAGCTGCACCGCCTGCTCGATCGCCTCGATGTCCATCATGATCGTCTGGGCCCTGGCCGGCCAGGAGGCCACCGGGTGCCACTCGATCTCCGGCTCCTCCGGCTCGGCCGGCTCCGCCGCGGCCTGCGGGTCCTCAGCCATGGGTGCGGGCCTCCTCCCAGGCCAGGAACGCCAGCCAGCCGGGGCCGTCCAGCCACTCGCCGAACAGCCCGGCGTGGTCGTCGTCGGTGAACTTCAGCAGGATCTCATGCTCGCCGAGGGACCGGGTGATCTTCTCCGTGCGCGGCAGGTCCGGGAACGGGATCCGCGGCGGCTCAGCCCGGGGCAGGTCCTGAAACGGGATCGCCACCGAACGCCTCCTTCCAGTGCGGCAGGACGGCCAGGTCGGCCCTCATCTTTTCCAGGACGCGCGGGTCGCGCAGGCCCGCGCTCGGGTGGTAGGTCGGCAGCATCATCCGGCCGTCCCGGCGCTCCAGCTGGCCGTGGCACTCGCTGACCGGCGGGCCGTCCGGGACCAGGGCCCGGCGGGCCACCGCGCCCAGGGTGATCACCAGGGCCGGGTCGATGCCGGTGATCTCAGCCTGCAGCCGCGGGCGCGAGACGTGGATCTCGAACTGCTCCGGCGTGCGGTTGGCCGGCGGCCGGTAGGCCAGCACGTTAGTCACGTAGCACATCCACCGCGGCAGGCCCCGCTCCGCCAGCAGCTGGTCCAGCAGCTGGCCGGACGGGCCCACGAACGGCTTGAGCTGGACGACCTCCTGCGCCCCCGGGGCCTCGCCGACCAGGAGCACCGGGGCGTTGAGCGGGCCGTCGCCACGGACCAGCGGGGACTGGGCCCGCAGCGGCGCCAGCACGGCGATCTGCTCGTAGTCCTCATAGGCCTGGATGATCAGTGCCGGGTCAATCATCCATGCCTCGCATGTCTCCCGGCCGGGTTGGCCCGGCCGTCGGTCCAGGCCCGCTGCATGACGTCATGCGCGCCCGCCCGGAAGGCATCCTGCAGGCGCGGCGTCAGCTTCTCCCAGGGCGGCATGACGGCGCCGTCCTGCTCCCAGCCGAGTGCGCCGGCGTAGGCCTCGTAGCAGATCTGGCCGGCTTCCCGTGGCGGTTCGCTCCACGCCATCAGCTCATCGGTCAGGCTCATCGGCGATCAGCATACGGCTCCCTTTCCGGCCGGGGGCTGAGCAGGGCGCTCTGGTCAGCCAGCTGGCTGGTGTTGATCCCGAACCGCTCCAGCGTGTCCAGGATGATCTCGATGGCCACCCGCGGGTGCGGGCCGTCGCTGTTGGTCCGGGTCGCCGCCATCAGCCTGGGGAAGGCCTCGTCGAACAAGCTGGAGGACAGCTCGACGCGGCTGGCGTAGACCCACCGCGGCGGGCCAGGCGGGCCCTCGTGCAGGTCCGGGACCTCGCCGACCCGCCGGAAGATCTCCACCCGCACCGGGTAGCCGAACTCATCCGGCGGCAGCGGCATGTCAGCCAGCGGGTAGGTGTCGTACCGGGTGAAGTTGACCACGCCGACCCGCCGGGTCATCTTCACCGGCCAGCGGCGGGTGAACCAGGCCGGGGCGTGCTCGTCCTTCAGGTGCTGCCACCAGCTGGCCGGGTACTCGATGTAAAACTCCTGGTTCTCGCTGAGCACCTGCGCGCCCAGCAGGCTCGCGCTCAGCTCCATGAGCATGCCCCAGGCGTCCTTCCTGACCGCCTCCAGCTGCATCGAGCTGGTGGTGAAGCTGCCCAGCCGCTCCGGCGCCTGCCGCTGGATCTTGGTCCTCAGCTGGTGCAGGTAGACATGGTGCGGCTCCGGCATCATGGCGTGATCCCCTTGAACGGGTCATCCATGGTGCTCAGTGACTCCCAGCCGGGATTGGCGGCCTCCCAGGTGTCCCGGGCGGTCACGCTGCGCGGCACCGACAGGGACGCACACGGGCCCGGGTGGTACTCGCGGACCTCGCACGGGTGGTCGATCCAGTCCCCGGGCACCGGGATCCGGCAGCTGCGCTCGGGGTAGGCGGCCTTCTTCAATCATCACCTGCTAGCGCGTCGAGGGTGATCTCGCGTTCTAGCATTTCATAGTCGGGGACTGGACTGTAGGCCGTGCGGCACCGCGGGCAGAGCTTGTAGCTGAGGTTGTCTTCCAGCAGGACCTGGCAGCGCGAGCAGTGCGTCATCAGCTCGAAGCCCTCGCGCGACCGGCGGCACGCCTCCGGAGTCCACCAGGACGGCCACCAGGCCGGGCGCTCAGTCACCACCAGCCCAGGCCCTGGCGGCACTTACCGCACCTGTGGTACCACTCATCCTTCTTCTTGTCGTACTTGACCTTGGTCGGGTTGTGCGGCGGGCACGGCTGGCCGTAGTTCGTGCCGGGCCGGGGGACCGCGCCGCCGGGGCCCTTGTCCCCGCGCTTGTGCCGGTCCCCCTTCTTCCTGACCGGCTTGCCGCCCCGCTCGCAGCCGGGCCAGTGCCCGCGGCCCTTACCGCACTTGTCGCAGGCCACCGGTCATCCGGCAGGCTCCTGGTCAGTCGGGACGTCCGGGACGGGCTCGATTTCAGCGTCGTGCCACACGCACAGGCAGCCGGTGCCCATGCTTTCACCCTGGCACTTGACGTGCTCGGCACGGCGCTGATCGTAGCTCATCGTCGTGGCGCGGAACTCCAGGTGGCCCCGGCAGCGGGTGCTCAGGTGCGCATCGGCCGCCTGCTGGCGGGCCAGGTCCAGGGCCTTGTCCAGGATCATGGACCGCAGCTGCTGGCGCTCGGCCAGCGGCATGCCGGGCCGCATCCTCGGGCGGTCCTGCCCCGTCGTCTCGTCCGGCATGCCGCTGTCCTCTCAGAACTGGTCGGGCGAGGTGATCGCGTCGGTGATCACGACGGTCGGCGGCACGGACATGTCGCCGCCCACCGAGGCGATGAACGTCTGCAGCTCGGGCCGGCTGAAGAACGACTGGAAGCCGTCCTCGTCCGTCCACTCGTCCACGACCATGATCATGCCGTCGCCGACGCCGAACCGGTGATGCAGCGCGCCGGCCATCCGGGCGTCTGCGGCGAATCGCTCGTAGTCATCGGCCCGGTCGGTCAGGGACTTCTGGAATACCTCGGTGTCGCCCTCGATCGCGACGGTGATGAGCTTGCTACCCATGCGGGAGCCTCTTCCTTGAGGGGGTGTATCAAGGAACCATAGCAGGCTTCGCCTCGCGCTCGATGCCAAGTTCGCTGTAATCGGCCGCGCCGCGGCCGGAGTGCTTGATCGTGACGTGGTGGCCGAGCGGGTGGTATTCCCAGCTGGGGCTGGTGCGCTCCGGCTTCTGCGGGACCAGGTAGCCGGGGTTGCCGCTGTGGTCGACGTACGCGCCCTCCAGCTTGACGTGAGCACCCGGCCGGAAACGCACCTCGGCCTCCCAGTCCATGGACCGGTGGATGCCCCGCCACATCGGGTGCGACCGCGGGAACGCCTGCTTCTCGTGGTCCTCGACGACGCCCTGCCAGACGACCCGGCGCTTGCCGGGCTCGCCGGTCGGGTGGGTGATCAGCGCATCAGGGTTGGCCGTCCAGTGCATGCCGACCGACCCGGCATCCTTCGGGTGCTCGGTCTCATCGCGCATCTCGCCGCGCCAGACCCGGGTGCCGGGCGGCGGGTTCTTCGCCAGGTCGAACATCTCGCGGCGGTGCACGCCCAGGTCCTCGGTGTCGAAGGCGCGCTGCTGCTCCGGGGGCAGGCTGCCCGGGGTGATGACCGCGGTCCTGGCCGTGCGGAAGTCCTTCACCAGCACCGGGACCGGCTTGTCGTACCCGGCCTCGTTCAGCGCGAAGGTCCGGTGATGGCCGTTCCACAGCCAGGACTGGTCATCATCGTGGACCAGGGTGATCGGATGGCTGGGCGGGTAGCTATGCGTGTCGCCGCTCATCCCGCCGTGCAGGGACGGCTTGTAGCCCTGCTGGCGGATCTTCTCAGCCAGGTCGCTGATGTGCCGGCGCCCGGCGGGGTCCTGCATGCGCCAGGCCTCCCGCTGCGCGTACGGCAGCAGGTCGCGCGGGTGGATGCGCTCTACGCGCTGGGTGTAGAGGGCCGCCGCGGTCTTGTCCACCCGCGAGCGGCGCACCGTGTCCCAGGTCTTGGCGAAGCCCGGGTGCAGCGCGCCGGTCTCCTTCAGGCCGTCCACCTCGTGCTTGTCGAACCAGGCGTGGCCCTCGGCCTCGAAGCTGGTGCTGCCGCCGCCCTTCGGCTCGAACCGCTTGCCGAGGTCGGCCACGTGGGTGTCCGCGAACCAGCCGCCGTGATCGTCGCGCACGGTGTGATGGTGCTTCATCCGGGGCAGCGGGCCCATCTCCTCGGCCGCCTCGCGCCGGGCCGCAGCGTAGGAGTCTTCCCCCTCGTGCTGCAGCGCGCCGCCGGGCAGCGCCCAGGTGCCGCCGTGGTCGGTGAAGCCGGAGGAGGTCCGCTTCTGCAGCAGGTACCGGTGGTGGCCGTCGGGGGCCCGGTGCCGCAGCAGCAGGAATGAGGCCCCGTGCGGGCCCCAGTGCTCATGGCCCTGGTCGCATTCGACGTAGCCGGTGTCAGGAGTAAAATCGTCACCGGCATTGGCCATATCAATAATCATAGCCTTCTTCGGATACCCCTTGCCGGGCACCTCTTCCAAAACCCTGACCGGGGCTTTCGTGCGGAATGCTCCCGGGCCGCCATCTTCAGAGTCATCCTCCACCGGCCCGCTGGGCCGGACCCGGTACACGCGCGGCGTGTCGTCGGAGTATTCGTCATCCGGACTAGGGGCCGCATGAGCATAACCCGCGGCACGCTCCTGGCTCGTGGTGAGGTACACATGCTCCATGACAGAGCCGCTGACTCCCCCGCGGTGGCCGGGAGTCAGGTCCTGGCCGGGATGGAAGAATTTCCTCGTCCCGTGAAAAAACTCCTGCGGCCCGGCCGAGGCCTGGCGCGGATACCCCTTGCCGGTACCCGGCTGGTTCCACCAGGGGTTCGGGTCCTCCGGCGAGGCACCGCGCTCGTGGAGGCTGACAACCCGCAGCGGGTGCTCAGACCGGTGGCCCATGCCGTCCGGGTCCGGCTCGACCGGGCCGGTCGGCTCCACCTGGTAGATGCTGTACGTCTTGGCCTTGTTGCGGACGGCGGCCAGCCCGCCGAACGTCCGCGCCACTGAGTCAGTAGCCGATAGATATACATGCTTCTTGCTCGACACGTCATGGCCCTTGTGGCCGGGCTCGATCAGGGCGCCGGGGCTGAGCCGGGCGGCGGTGCCGTGGTAGTAAGGCCCGTCGTAGGCCGGGGCCGCGGCGGTCTTGCCCGGGTGGTGCATGTAGTCCTCGGGCAGGAACTCCGACGGCGCGATGTCGGCCGGGATGTGGTTGCCGTGCCGCTCCTTCACCTCGGGGCCCTTAGATGCGCCGGGCAGCTTGTACTTGCGCCGGTTCGGGATCCAGCTGTGCCGGTGGCCGATCACCGGCACCGCCTCGTGCCCGGCCTCAGCTGCCCAGGCCAGGCGGCTGTTGCCCTCGGGCACGTAGGCGTAGTTGGACTTCGGGTCCCAGTTGACGTGGATCGGCTGGCGGATGCCCTCGTCTCTCACGGACTGGACATTGGCCGCCCACTCCTCGGGCGTGTGCCGCGGCGCCATCACCTCGCCCTCGGGGCTGCGCGAGGTACCGGGCCCGTGGTGCCACTCGCGGTGCTTCATCAGCTTGTCGGTGCGCACCCACTCCACCCGGGCCTGCTCGAACCGCTTGCTCACCTCGGACAGGTCCCCGCCGGGCAGGATGGCCTGCTTGCGCACGCCGGGGTAGGCGCCGCCGTGCTCGGCGTGGAAGCGGCCCACCCGGTCGTACATCGGCTTATCCTCGTTCAGCTCCGAGGAGTAGCCACGCTTACCGTGCTGCCAATTCTCGTCCTCGCCCCAGAACCGGGGCTCGACCGGGTGATGCTCGACCTCGTGCGGCTCGGGCGCGGTCTTCGGCGGGGCGATGTGCTCGACGTGGGTGGTCTCGATCTGGCTGGGCCGGGTGGCGATCGCCGAGATGTGCCGGACGTCCTGCCTGGTGTGCTCGGCGAACTCCTTGTCCCACTCGCCGTCGTAGCTGCCCTGGCCGGGCCCCTCGACCTCGTTGCCGTAGGTGATGCCGTGATGGCCCTTGCGGATCAGGTCATCGGTGAAGTCGTGCAGGATCCGGGGCAGCTTCGGATGCCACTGCAGCACCTGCTGGGCGTGCCCGGCCACCCGGTGGAAGTACCGGGCGTGCGACGGGTCCTCCTCGCCCCAGTTGCGCTCGGCCAGCTCGTCATCGGACAGGCCGTGCGGGTTGGGGTGGCCGCCGGGCAGGTGCTCCTCGTGCCAGTTGCGGCGGGTGCCCTTGCTGTCGGAGTACTGCCACTGCATGCTGGCGTTGAGCTTGTCGTCGTGCCAGTCCGGGTGGTGCTTGTCGGCCCACTGGGCGATCGCCAGGTTGAGATGGTCCTCGGTCGGGAAGTGCGCCGGGTTCCGCATGTGCAGCCGGGCATGCACCAGGGCCGAACCGACGCCGGGGCTGCCGCCGCCGATCTTCGACGGGTAGATGCCCTTGGCGAACCCGTGCGCCACCCGGTGCAGCGGGCTGAAGTGCGTGCCGAGCAGCTTGTTCGGCTGCGGCCAGCCGCGGCCGGACTCGCCGCCGCGCTGGTCCTCCAGCGGGCGGCCGGCCCGCAGGTCCTCCGGCTGGCCCTTGGTGCCGTGGAACCAGGCGTGGCTGAACTCCGGCCGGCCGCCGAACTGGCTAGTGCCGTGGTAGGGATTCGGGAAGGCCTCGGGCACGGCCGGATCGCCGACCGCGGCCAGGTGCCGGGAGGGGCGGCCGAAGTCGTGCCGGTGCCAGTGCTCCTGGCCGCCGTGCTTCCAGCTGATGCCGGTCAGGTGCACCGGGGCCCCGTACTTCAGCGGCACCTCGTGCTCGCTGCGCTCGTGGTCGAAGCCGTACATGTGCCGGGCTTCGAGGTGGTCCGGATCGGTCTCGATGTGGTCCTCGTCCGGGCTGGCGGCGTGCAGCACCACGTGGGTCACCGACGGCTTAGGACCCATCCCGACCGGGCCCTCATACGTATCGTCCGAGCCCCAGTGCCGGGCCGCGGTCTCGTTCGGGGTCCAGTGCACGCCGAGGTGGCCCTCATGGTCGGCGCCGTACTCCGCCTCCTCCTGGGTGCCGCCGTGGAAGCCCTCGCGGTGCAGGTAGCCGCGCAGGGCATGAGCGCGCTCGGCGGACGGCCGGGACTCGTCATGCACCGCGTCATGGACCTCGCGCGGCAGCTGCTTGACCAGGCCGCGGTGGATGCCGCCCGCAAATGGCAGGTGGTAATACCAGTCGGTGTAGGTGTCGCGGTGCTGCTCGGCCACCATCGGGTCATCGTGCTCGCCGTGCACCGGGCACTCGCGCATGGTCTGGCATTCCTCGTGCGCGCTGTTGTGCCCGGCAACATCCTCGTCGTCGAGCGGCTCACCGCAGTGGAAGCACGGCGGGTTGACGGCCGCGGCGAAGTGCTCCAGCAGGCTGACCTTGCGAACCACGCGCAGCGGGTGGCGCGAGCGGTAATCGCCCCCGCCGCCGCCCGGGTCGGGCTCGTGCGGCCCAGTCGGTTCCACCTCATAGACGGCTGGCGGCAACCGCGGGTCACCGCGGCTGCGGGCCCAGCGCGCGGCCTGGCCCGCCCCTGCGGAGAAAAACGTCCGGCCGATGGTGTCGTCCTGCTGGGTCGGCGTGATGCCGTGCTCGCGCAGGTACGGGGCGAGGGAAGACTCATGGCCGGGCTCGATCACAGCGCCCGGCTCCAGGTCCGCCCGGGTCCCGTGATACCAGGCGGCGAAGTGCTCCAGCAGCCCGGCGGTCTTCGGCTCGTCGAGACGCTCCAGGTGCTTCGCCGAGGGAACCACGGCGGAGATGGACCCCTCGTCCTCGCTGACGTTGCGGTAGAAGTAGCCGCTCTTGGCCCGGCCGCGCTTGATCTGGCCGGCCATCAGGCCGTTGGCCTTGAAGTCCTCGTGCGGGATGGCCGGGTGATTGGTCATGGGCCCGGTGATCCGCACCGGGAAGATGTGCGGCCGGGCATCGAGCGGGATCTTCGGGCTGTGGCCGGAGGCATCCGGTGAGTAGCTGGCCGTGCCGTTCGGGTAGGCCGGCTCGTGGTGCTCGACAACCCGCTTCCAGGTCCTATCCGCGGGATTGAACTCGTGCCGGACCTGATCGCGGCTGATCAGCGTCTTGCCGTACTCCCGGGTACCGTCCCATTCGCCCTCGTGCGGCTTGCCGATCCGGGCCTCCAGCGCCTGCTTAGCCGCCTCGCGGGTCCCGACGTGGATGCCGTACCTCGCGCCGGTCTGCCAGGTCCGTACGTCCGGGGTGCCGTGGTAGAAGGTCCACCCGGGATCCGGCTGGTACGTCCCGAAGTGCGCCATCAGGTCAGGCATGGGCGGGCTCCAGGTCAGCGGTCGTCATGCCGTGGCCGAGCGCGACTGGAGCATGGTCCGCTGGACCGTACTTCAGCTGCTTCAGCTTGCTCACCAGGTCGCCGCTGGCCTGGTCGAGGGCCTTCTCCAGCACGTTGGCGGTGCCCTGCCAGCCCAGCCCGGTCTCGCTGAAGTCCTGCACCCGGCCGCCGTGGATGTAGTCCCAGATCCGGCCCGCCTCCTGGGTGCGGAACGGCTCGGGCAGCCGCAGGATGGCGCGGACCTGGCTGATCAGCCCGCGGGCCTCCTGGAAGACCGCGCTGCCCTGCGGGAACTGCTCGGGGGACCAGTCCGGCATGTCCGGCGGCTTCACCGCCCAGTCGTCGCGGGTCAGGTCGTAGGCGGCGTAGGGCTTGATCACCCGGATGTCCAGCGCGTTGTGGTTGACGTAGCCGGTCAGGTCATACGTGCCGTCCGGGTCGAACGGCGGGTGCCAGCCGGGCGCGTTGAAGCGCTGCTGCAGGATCGTGTTCAGGTGCCGGTCGATCTCGGTGTCAGTCAGGTCGGCCAGCTGCATGCTCTCCCGGCGGGCGTAGGAGTAGGCCACGCCGATCAGCACGTCAAGGTCCCCGTTGCCGACCAGCTCCGGGCTCGTCCACTTGGAGGCCTGAGAGCCCGCCAGGTAGACCCGGGTCACCACGTCCCAGGCCGGGCCCAGGACGGGCTCCAGGACGCCCTGGAGCCGCCCCAGCAGCGCCTGGCGGACCTCGGGCTTCAGCTGCTCGTCCTTGGTGAACAGCCGGTGATCCAGGCCGTAGGTCGGGCCGAAGATCCGCTCGGTCGGGACGAAGACCGCGGTATGCCGGCTCTCCCTGCGCTCGCGGCAGGCGTCCTTGTCGGTGCACTCCATCGCGAGCCCCATGACCGGGGCGTACGGGCTGGCCTTCGTGAACTTCTCTTTACTGTCCCGGACGCCGCACTTCCAGCACTCTTCCTGGTCCGGCTGCAGCGGCTTGCGGCGGGCCCCAGCGCGCCCGAGCGGCAACGGCTCCTGGCCGTGGCCGGGCATCCGGGCCTGCTGGTGCTCAGCCTCCCCTGGGCTCAGGTGGTCCTCATACGCGCCGTGGTGCTGGGTGACCTGGATCCGGTGCGGGTCGAAGACGATCGCCGACTTATTGGCCTCCGTGCCGTGCTTGCTGACCTCATACTCGTTGCCGTAGATGACGCCATCGTGGCCCTGGTCCTGCAGCCGCCTGCGGAACCGGTCGGCGATACCCCACCGGTCGGGGTGCCGGTTCAGCCAGGTGGTCCGGGCCGGGTGCGGGTTGGCGCCGTAGCCGAACGAACCCTCGATCTTGTCCTTCCAGATCTTGTGGTTACCGAACTGCTGGTGGATCCGGTGCGCCTCGGGCCACATCTCCTCGACCTCGGCCCGGTCGTCCTCGTCGTCGCTGCCTAGAGGGATGTGGTTGCTGGGGTGATTGCCGGCCGCGTACTCGTGCTCGTAGGCCTCGTGGTCCATGTCGTGCTCAGAGTCGTAGACCTTCGGGTTGTGCATCCCGAGCCGGGCGTGGATGATGCCGCGGGACTCGCCGCGGTGCTCGTCCCCGTGCCGCTCGTTGCGGCCGGAGGTATGCTCGCCGAGCGCGAAGTCCTTGGCGATGTCGTGGTCGGCAGTGAAGTGCGTGCCGAGCAGCCCGTTCCAGCTGCCGTTCGGCTCGGAGTCCGGGTGCTCGAAGTAGCTCTCGTCCGTCGTCATCGGGTCCTGGAAGCCGTGCTGGCTCAGCTCCTCGGGGTAGGCCCGGGTGCCGTGGAACCACTCGTCGCCCCCGGTGTGCGGGTTGCGCATGCCGGGCATCGGCAGCACGGCCTCGTGCTGTCCGGGGCGCGGCACCTTCCGGACCACCTCCCACGGGTCGGATGAGGCCCACTCAATGCCCCGGGCGTCGCGGCGGTGCCCGTACCAGCCGGTCGGCTTGACCTCATACACGTGCTGGCCGTAGCCGCGGGCGCCCTTGTAGGCATCATCCGGCTCGGCCTGCTCGGTCGCGTAAACGTGCGTCATCCGGCTCACGAAGTTGCCGGGGTGGCCGGGCTCGATGTGCTCACCGGGCCCGAACTCCTTGCGGCTGCCGTGGTACAGCGGCGCCGGGACATCCTGCGGGTGGCGCAGGTGGGTCAGGCCGGTGCCCGCCGTCCACAGGTCCTCGTGCTGACCAGCGGGGCCATGCGCCGTCACCCGGCCCTTGATGTTGGTGTCGTAGGACCAGCCGGCCTGGCGGGCACCTTCACGCTCATTCCAGTGGTCCTGGTTGGTCCAATGACCGGGATCATCGGGACCCCTGCCGAGGTGGTCCGGGTCGTCGGGGTCCATGAACCCCTCGTGCTGGCGGGTCGGCACGTGGGTGATGCCCGCGCGCTCGGCCGCGAGCAGCCGGGTGTGGCCGTTGCGGACCTGGGGCGGGTCCTGCTCGTAGTCGACCGGGATGGGCCGCTTGACGCCGTTGCGCGCAACGTCCGCAACGAACGCGCGCACCGAGGGGTGGTCCCAGACGATGTTGTCCCGGGCCTCGGCCCAGGTATCGAAGTCGTACGGCTTGTAGTGCGCGAGCATGTGCGCCACGGACTCGGTGCGCTCGGCCGCGGGGACCGGACCTGAAGTTTTCTCCCAGGCGCTCGTACGAAACTTAAAATGACTATAAGGTCCAAAGTTGCCTGCTGAGCCCTCGTGCTGCTGGTGGGGCTCCAGGTGTTCAGTGTGATGGACGTCGAGGGCGTCGCCCGTGCCGGTGCGCCACTCGCTCATGCTGCTCACCGGATAGCCCTGCGCGCCCGGCTTCGGCCGGACGTGCAGCATGGCGAAGTGCTTCGGGTCCTTGGCGGCGAAGGCCTTGGTGTCGGTGGCGAAGAACATCGGGTCCTCGGGCCCGCCCGCGATCTGCCGGTGCACCGCGAAGTGCTTGTAGAAGTCGGCCGCGTTCTCCCGGCGCTCGTCCGGGTCCATGTCCTTTTCCCAGTAGGCGTGCATCTTCTGCGGCGGCTTATGGCCGCTCATCCAGCCCTCGTCGTCCTTGGACGGGCGGGTGCCGGGGCCGTTTACCTTGTCCATCATCTCCTGGGAGGAGCCCCCGGTGTACCAGCGCTTGGTGCCCTCCAGGGCGCGGCGCAGCCCGTCCGGGTGCGGGTCGCCGTCCTTCCAGTCCTTGTCCCAGTAGCGCGCGATGTCGGTATGCCAGGGGCGGCTGGCGCCGTGGCCCGCCTTGGCCTGGTCCCACATCTGCCGCGGGGTGAACGTGCCGTTGACCGCGCCGTGGAACTCGTGCAGCGCGCCCAGGATGCCGTGCGCCAGGTGCTTGTCCGTGGTCAGGGAGATGGTGTCGTCCTCGCCGCCGCCCAGGCCGTGGCCGCCGCGCTGCTGGTCCAGCTCGGCGCGGGTCTTCAGGCCGTGCTCGCGCACCCCCGGCTCGTCGGTGGTGACGTGGTACATCTCGTGCGGCATCCTGGCCCACTTGGGCGCGCCCTGGTCGTCGGTCTCATGGCCGCCGAAGTAGTACCCGTGCCCCTTGGCCTGCTCCGCGCTCAGGTGGCCGAGGGACAGGCCGCGCTTGATGTGCGCCTTCCACCGACGGCGGGTCTCGAACATGGCCTCGTTGTGCGCGTCGCGCTTCTCCGGCGGCCAGTCCTCGGGAGCAAAGTCGTACTTCGGCTCGGGGCCGTAGGAGGGCATCGGCAGCACGGCCTGGTGCTGCATGGGCTCGGGATCGTCCCAGTCGCCCCGGTGCGCCTGGCTGCCCGGGTCCCAGGAGACCGGCAGGTGGCTCACGCGGAGCTGGTGCGCGCGGACGATGCGGTGAGCGCCCTCGCTGACCACGGTGTGGCCGCTGGAAGCCTTCGCCAGCAGCACGGGGTCGATCGTGCCGGCCCGGATGGGCTCGTCGAGCTGGTGCCACTCCTCCGGGTTCTGGTCCATCTCCTCGGCCTTGGAGTCATACATCGTGCGGACGCGCGTCGCGTCACTGTGACCGGCATACCGGTTCCCGGTCCAGTTGCGCTCATGGAACAGCGCCTCGTCCGAGTGCAGATCGAGCAGGTCCTCGACGCTCATGTGCCCGTGCCCGGCTGCCGCCGTCTTGCCGCAGCAGCGGATCGGCGGGCCCCAGTAGCCCTGCTCGCGGTAGCCGCCGGAGCCGGCGTCGCGGACATGCCTCGCGGGCACCTTGGCATGGTGCACGGTGTACTGGTTCTCCGGCTCGTCGTCGCCGGACTCGGCGTAAGCGTGCTTGGCCGCGTAGCTCTTGGAGAGCGTCACCCAGTCGCCCGTGTTGATCTCGTGCGGGGCGGAATGGTGACTGGCCCGGTAGATGTCCACCTCGGCATCCGGCTTGCCCTGGACCCGGCGCATCTGGGCCAGCGCCTCGTGATCGTCGCGGGACGGCGGGCTGGTGTCGGAGAAGTGCTGCGGGTGCGTCAGGTAGTCCGGGCCCCAGTACGAGGTGTGGTCGTAATCGGCGTCGTGGGCCTCACCGGTGAGGTCGTGCAGCGGAGCGCCGTGCTCCATCGGGCGGTGGTGAATGCCGTAGTCCTCGACGCCGGCCTGGCGCCAGTGGCGGCGCTTCGGCGGGGCCGGCTGGTCGTTCTCGCGGCCAGGGCACCAGGGGAGGGCGGCGTCATCGCCGCGGTGCATGCGGCCGGAGCCGTCGCAGCGATCGCACTCGCTGCGGTCCTCGTGCTCGCCCGTGCTCCGGCAGCAGCTGCACGGCTCCTCACCGCGGCCGGGACGGGCAGCGGCGAAGTGCTCCAGGATGTCCAACGGAAGCCTCCCTCACGGCTTCCGGGGCGTGCTACTGCCCGGCGGCTGCGGCCAGGTCGTCGTAGTCGGCCGTCGACCGGAACTGAGGTACCGGGATGCCCGGCCTGTCCACGGCAGCAGCTGGCACGATGGTCTCCAGGGTGAACTTCGGGCAGGGACCGCCATCAGGACCTGAGTGGCAGCCGCGCGCCAGGCAGCCGGTCTCGCCGTTGCTGTGCAGCGGGCGCGGGTGCCTGCACCGGCCGCAGATGACGCGCCCCGTCTGCTGTGTCATGCTGCCCTCCTTCCAAAGGCTGGTATGCAGAATGCACATTCAGTAGATTCCCTAATAATCTTAGCATCACACCAGATCGGAGTATTCCGGCTCATCTGCCGCATCAGGACCGGCGCCGCCGCAATCCCGCAGCTCCGGGCATGCCCGCGGACTGCTGGCGGGCGCCGGGGAAGCTAACCCGGTTCATTCCCGGGCGGGTGCCCCGGGCCAGGGCCGTGCCGCCCAATGAGGCGGCGAACGGATTGGGCACCGTCGTCGCGGGGTCAAAGCGGTTCATGGGGTCGGTGGTGCTAGTGTGCATGCCGGCCCCGGGGCGCTGGGTGCCCAGGGACTCACCGAGGAAGGCGGCCATCTGCTCGCCGAGCAGGTCGGCGGTGATGATCGCGATGCAGTCGGCGATGTCCTTGGTGACCACCGGGCCGGACTCCGGCGGCAGCACCTTGGCCTGGCCCTCCGGCTTGCGCAGGAACTTCAGCTCCTGGCTGGCCTCGGCGTGCACCGGGGCGTGCACCCAGCCCATGTTCAGCGCGCCCTTGAACGTCTCGTAGGTGGCCCAGTTCAGCGGGCCGGTGGCCGGGCGCTCGTACACCTGCACCCGCTTGGGCAGCCGCCCCACGTGCACCAGCTTCTGCAGCCGCTTGACGGTCGAGGGCACGTTGAACTGGTCGAAGGTCAGCTCGGCCGGGTGGAACATCTTGACCACGTGGCCGAAGATCCACTCGATCACCTCGTCGTAGTCGATGAAGTGATCCTCGTAGTCGGCCGGGTCCCAGAACTTGATCAGGTCGAAGACGGCGTGCAGCATCCTGTCCGGGGCCTGCTCGGTGTGCGCCATGGCGAAGCCGAACCGGGCGTTGACGTCGGACGGGTCGCCGTGCGCCCGGTACAAGGTGGTCAGCGGGCCGCGCACCGCCATGGTCAGCTCGGGGCGGCCGTAGATCTCCGGGCGGTCCAGCCACGGCCGGAACATCTCGTCGACCTTGCCCGGGTTCAGGTAGGCGTCCATCGCGGTGGCCCAGTGCGAGCGGCGCTCCACGCCGAACGTGTCGGGGTTGGCGCGCTCCTCGCGGGCCATCTCGTCGTCGTAGACCTGGATGGCGCCCTTCAGCGGGACGAACCGCGGCAGTTCCGTATCTTGATACTCGCCGAGATCGCCCTCGAAGCCCGCCGGGAACAACGGCAGGTCCGCAGCGATCTCCCAGTCCTTGTACGGGTCCCAGCTGGCCAGCTGGATCATCAGCTTGTTCGGGTAGATGCCGGTCAGCTCGCCTGTGTCGTCCGGCTCCTGCTCCAGCGAGCGCTCCCACAGCTCGTAGAACTTGCCGGTCATCTCCCAGGTCGAGGACGGGATGACGATGAAGGCGTCCTTGCCGAACTGGTCCAGAGCCGGGACCGCGCTGCCGTACACGTCGCCGAACTGGCGGGTCGTGCCCGCGTTCTTGACGTGCGCCGCCTCGTCGAAGCCCAGGATGCAGGCCGCGGGCCCGCGGGCGGACAGCAGCGTGGACTCCTTCGGGAAGACCCCGAAGCTGGCCATGTCCCGGGTGGTATGGATGCCCTTGGCGACGAGCTTGGCGGCCCGGATGGTGTCGTGCGGGGCGAACAGGGTCAGGCTCTCGCCCTGGGCCTCGGAGATGTACGGCGCGAAGCAGCCGGACCCGGTGATCGCGTTGTACAGGTCGCCCCACAGGTTGGCCTTGGCCTGCTCCTTCTTGCCCGCGAAGATCATCACCGCGAGCTGCTTGTCCCGGTCGACGCCGTAGAAGTCCTGCGGGTCGCCGCGGGCCATGTAGGCCCACAGCACGTAGGCCATCGCGAGTGAGCAGACGTAGCCCTTGGAGCCGCGGCGGCCGACCGCCATCAGGACTTCCTTGAACCACCGGTAGCCGCGCCGCTTCAGCCAGGCGATCCGCTCGTAGATGTCGGGCTGGATGCCGTTGGTCTTGGCCTCGAACTTATTCTCCGGCCCGGCGTTGGGGTTGGTCGCGCGGAACTCGGCGATCCACTCGGCGATCACCTGGTGGTCGTAGTCGGTGAACAGGTCATCGCGCAGGAAGATGATCTTCAGCAGCGTCGCCTGGCGCGGGTACAGGTTGGGCCGGTCCAGCCAGTCGCTGCCGATGACGAAGGTGATCGGGTCGGGCAGCTGCGGCCCGTCGACCTCATCGACGATCTCGTTGACCGTCTCCCAGATGCTGCCAGCCGGGACAGCGAGGGCGACGTCAGTGATGGCCGTCATGTGCTATATTCCCTAGTACCTTCGGGTAAAAGTCGATGTAGTCGACATCATCGCGTGGCGTATGCGACGAAGCGCCCTGACGGCCTCGGGTATCAGTGATGGTGCCCGTGGCCGTCTCCGTGCCCGGCGCGGAAGTCCTTGAAGGCACCGCCCTGGTCGGTCTTGATCACGCCGTCGGCGCCGGGGATCTCCAGGATGTTGCGCGTCACCTCGTGCACCTGCTGATCATGGTCGAACTGGTGTTTGGGATCGCAGCGGCCGACGATCGTGATCTCGGGCATGGCGGCATCGCTCTGGGGCACGCCGTCGATCTCGTAGCGGAACCAGTTCACGTGCACGATGAAGCCCTCGTCGGCGAACCGGCTGACGATCTCGCGCTCGACCGCATCGAAGTTGCGGAGGCCCTTCTGGTGCCGGTCGCGCAGCGTGTCCCAGACCTTCTGGATCCGGTCGACCTCGCTGTCGTACAGCTCAATCGGCGGTCGCGGCACTGTCACCGGCTGGCTCCTCCCGGGGCGGCGGCATGATGGAGCGCAGGGCCTCGGAGCCGCGCACGTCGGCGGCGAAGTCGGCCCAGTGCACGCCGAGGTGCTTGCGGGCGATCCACAGCAGCTCGCGGACGGCCGCCTGCCACTGCTCGACCGTACCGGCCAGCTCGCGGCCCGCCTCGTCCCGCTCGATGTCGCGCTGCAGCTTCAGGATCGTCACGGCATCGCGGACGGAGGTCTCGCCGCCGCCGTCGGCCAGGGTCTCGTATGCCCGCTGCAGGGCCAGGGTGGCCAGGTCGGCCGGGGTGACCGGCGGGCTGCCGTCGAGTGCCGACGCGCCGCGGGCGGCCACCGCCTCCTCCAGCTGGACCCGGGCCTGCGCGTGCGGGGCGGCCAGGTGGGCCACATGGCCGCGCAGCGCGCCGACCGAGACCTGCCGGACCCCGGCCGGGCGCATCGACCGCATGTACTCCTGCACCCGCTTGTAGGTCCAGCCGTAGGACAGCAGCGTGTCCACCTGGAGCAGGACCGGCGAGGTGCAGACCGGGCACGCCGGGTCGTAGGGCTTGTCGTGCTCGCGGGCCCCGATCCGGATCCGGATGGTGCCCTCAGTCATATGTGACCTCGACCGGCTCGGAGTAGGTCACCGGGTACTGATTCGGGTAGTGCTCAGGATCGCCGCAGACGCGGAACTCCCCGTCCTCGGGCGGCAGCAGGCCCGCGGGGCGCGTCTCGGTCCAGCTGTGCCCGCACGCCGACGCCACGCCGATCTTGATGGCCGGGACCTCAGTCATCGCAGTAGTCACCGTCCGCCGAGGCGAAGTCGGGCGAGTCCGGGATCCGCCGGGAGGGATAGAACCCCTCGCGCGAGTTCAGGTGCGAGTGGCGGGAGTTCCAGGCCTTGCGGAACATGCCGCGGCGCACCGCCGGGTCGGCGAAGCCGGTGGAGGTGAGGATCTCCCGGCGGGAGCGGTCCTCCTCCTTCCACTTGGTCAGGATGTCAGACTTGGCAGTACGCGAGGTGACGCCCCGCAGCGAGTCCGCTATCAGGGCATCGGCCAGGTCCTCCAGCGGGCGGCAGACCCCGTTCCGCAGCCGCAGCTTCACGGCCGGCATACTCAGGCCAGCGGGCAGCGTGTTCTCCGTCATGGTCCCCTCCGGGCGCGGTGTGCTCGTAGACCGCGCAGAGCTGGCGGAGGCCGTCCTGGGCGTACTCGGCCACCGGCCGGGTCCCGTCGGTCTTCATCAGCTTGGCGGCCTCGGCATCGGGCATGTCCATGTACAGGCACTGGATGGCCATCGCCTGCACGGGGTCCAGGTGCCGGCTCAGCTCGTGCAACCGGAGCAGGTCGGCCAGGCAGTAGACGTCGCCGTCGGGACCGGTCAGTGAGTCGATGCCCTCGGCCTCATGCAGAGACTGCCAGGCTTGCAGGTGCCGGATCAGCTCACCGAGCACTGACGGTTCAAGCAACGTCCCTCCGCGCGGCCGGAAACACCCGGTTATCAGGCTTTATTGCGCACAGTTAAGCACGCCACAGAAGGGTAGGTACACCCGAGCGCGGAATGGCGCCAGCGCCTATCAAGAAACCATAAACAGGATTCCTAGATACGCGCGGCCCTGTTCAGCATGTCCTCCAGTCGCTCCAGGCTGCGGATCAGCGCATCGGCCCGGCGCGACAGCACCGCCTGGAAGATGGCGAAGTACCGGTCCTCGATGCCCGCCAGGTGCCCGGCCTGGGTCCGGTCGTCGATAGTCAGCCGGCGGCCCTCCTCGGCCGCGGTGGTGTAGCCCCAGGCGAAGGCCTGCTCCCAGATGCCCTTGGCGAACATCGCCGAGCCCCACATCTGCGCGGCCTGCTGGCGCCACTCGATCATGTGGGTGGCCAGCTCGAACAGGAAGTCGTCGCGCTCGGCGTCGCCGAGCCGGTCCCAGTGCTCGATGAGGAACCCGTGCTCGTTGCGCTTCCACTTGATGTGCCCGGCCATGTCCTTCATGACCTCGCCGGAGCTGGTGATGATCATCGGCTCGCGGACCACCCGGTACAGCCGCTCCACCAGCCACCAGGCGTCGGCGAAGACGGTGGCCAGCACGTCATCGGCCAGCCGGGTGATCTCAGCCAGCTTGATCTTGTCGGCCGGCTTCCAGTCCGTCCGTATCCGGCTGAAGTTGACGTGGCTGAACTGCCGGGTCCGGTCGGGCGGGATGTCGGGGGCCAGCGGCAGCTCGTCGGTGCCCTGCGGCAGCTGGTCGGACTCGGCGCGGATCCGCTCCAGCTGGCGCTGCTGCTGCCCGTCGTCGGGGCTATTGCCGTCGGCCACGGGTCACGACACCTCGTCCAGGATCACGGTGACGGCGGTGAACACGTTGACGATGCCGATCTCGGGCTCCAGGCGGCCGATGATGTTCCGCGCCCGGTCCCGGTAGTACTTCTGGTGGCCGGACGCCGGGCTGCCCCAGCGCCCGCACGTAGATACCTCGCCGCACAGGTCCTCGTGCAGCAGGCCCGCCAGGCGCTGCTCCTCATCATCCCCGGGCTGGCTCATCGGACCCAAGCTCATAGCCCCGCTCAGCCTCCTCTGCCAGCTTCTCGATGTCGGCTTCGGTCAGCAGCTTGCCGGTCCTGGTCCGGTACCGCGGGCGGCAGCCGCAGAACGGCACGACGTAGGGATCGTCATCGGCCGAGGGCTCGGCGCTAATCCACAGCGAGCCTTCCCGGCCGGGCCGCTCGCAGGTGTGCTCGACCAGCGGGATGCCGCTGACCGAGCCTGCGGGGCGGAACTCGACCTGGGGCATCAGGAGATCAAACTTGACCAGGCCTTCCCCGGTGAACACCGGGTCCGTGAAGTCCCAGCTGCTCATCGCCGTCCTCCTCCGAACTCGCCGTGCCACCGGACCTGCGCGGCCGGAACATCGTCATCGAGCGACCAGCACCCGATGCTCACCAGGTCGTGGCGCCACGGGATGGCCCGCCGCTCGACCTCCCACACGTCCCAGCGGGGCCAGTGCGCGTGCAAGCCGATCACGTCCGGCTTCTTGTCGACGTACACCCCGGGCTGCTGGCAGGCCCGCAGCATCTTGCAGATCTCCGCATACGGTGCCCACGCACCGCCCTGGCCGGGCTGGCAGGCTCTCAGGCCCCCGGCCGCGATCACGTCCCGGCGAAATGCCGGTGCCGTGTGGTAGAGGACCGGCGGCGGGTCCCGGAACACCGCAGCGCGGTGCAGCACGGCGTAGTCCGCCGCCGGGTCGGCGTCGAGCCCGGCGAGCATCAGCGCGGCGATGTCCTCGTCCAGCTCGCGCACGTCGCGCTTGTAGCAGATGTGGCGGCGGACGTCAGCTTCCGTCAGGAGCATGATCCTCCTCCGGCGGGTCGATCTCGGTAAAGCCGAGCAGCCGCCTGAACACGCGGATGCCGTTGGCCAGGTCGCCGTAGTGATCGTAGAACCAGCGGCAGTACGCGGGGCCGAAGTCCGGGTGATCCCCGTACGGCAGGGTCTGGTGGCAGATCAGGCCCAGGTGGTGGTCCCCGGTGTTCCCTGCGACCAGCTCCTTCAGCTTGCCCTCGCGCAGGTGCATCAGGTTGCCGGGGCGGCCGACGCAGGTCGAGCACTGCCGGGTCAGCAGCCGCGCCCGGCCGGTCCCCGGGTCCAGGATCGAGGCACCGTCCAGCTCGCTCATGGCATCAGAACGCCTGGTCGAACAGGTTCCCGCTGCGCTGCTCGCCGCCGAATGCGTCACCGGCCCACTCATGCTGCGTGCGGGCGTCGTAGTGCGGCAGCCGGTGGCGCGGATTCTCGGTGCACACCGAGAATCCGTCCGTGTCATTGCACAGGCCGTCTCGCGGCTCGCTGGGCTGCAGCTCGGGGTCGTTGCTCGGCATGATTCCTCCCGCCCTCAGTATATCAAGGTTAATAGATACCTTCGTCCTCTTCGGACAAAGGATCCGGTTCCGGCGCGTCCAGCGAGCAGGCCAGGGCGATGGCCAGCGCGTCGCGCTCGTTGTGGTTCCAGGTCCGCGCCGTGGTGCCGCCCACGTAGCGGGCCACCGCGGCAGCGATCTCATCCTTGTCGTGGTTCGGGCTGCCGGTCAGCAGGCGCGAGGCGTGGTTGGCCGAGACCGTCACGCTAGTCCCGCCGCTGACCTCGTACACGCACCACCCGGCGATCAGCGATGACTCCAGCCGGTGGCCGTGCACGGCCGGGGCCTCATGAGCGATCAGTGACGGGAACCGAAGGTCCTGCTCGCGCCAGATCGTCTCCTCGATCAGGTGCTTCATCCGGGAGGCCTTGTCGTAGGTGCCCAGGTAGCCACGCTCGGCGGTGCGCACCCGCAGCGTGCCCTTGTCGAACAGGCGGATGCGGACCAGGGGCTCGGCGGAGATGTACACCCAGCTCACCTTCAGGTGCGCCCAGCCGGTCGCCGACAGCGACGGGTCGAAGGCCAGCACCTTGACCGGCTTGAAGTCGGTGCCCTCCGGCGGCTTCCACTGCTCCGCGGCCGGGAGCTTGCCGTTCGCGGTGATCTGGGCACGCAGGTCCTCCCAGAGCGAGGCCTTCAGAACGCCAGCCCGCCCTGGAAGTGCACCCGGGTATCGTGCGGTGCAATCGTGAGCAGCCCGTTGATCGAGTGCTGGTGCCGCGGGTAGCCGTCATGCTCTCCCCAGCGGTGCCGGCCCTTGTGCCACACCAGCTTGCCGGGGGCGGGCTCCGGGGGCGGCAGCAGCCGGGCCTCCGGCGCGCCGAAGCTGATCGAGGCCTGGACCTCCCGGCAGGTCTGCTCCGGGGTCATCCCCGGCGGGGACGTGACCCAGACCATCACGCCGACGCGGGCCATCCGGTCCCCTCCCTCTTCGCGGGCGGGTGCGAGTGATGCCGGTCGGCCTTCCAGCAGTCGATACTGCGCAGCCGGCGATCCACGTCCTCGGCCAGGTCGCCGATCAGCTCGATGTTCGGCAGGTCATCGTCGGTCAGGTAGTCGCCGTGCCCGTGGCCGTCCAGGCTTGTGCGCAGGTCCCGGACCTCGGCCTCCAGCTCCGTGACGCGCTCCTTCAGGCTCCTGTAATCCTTGCGGTCCTTGCCCGTCCGGATGGTGATCATCATGCGAGCCCCACCCGGGCCAGCACGCTGCGGTACTTTGCCTCGATCTGGTAGGCCGCCACCGGATCGGCCATCACGTGGTACTCGCGCAGGTCCCACGGGTTGCCGATGCCCTGGAAGAGCACGATGTACCGGCGCAGGCCGGTCAGCCGCATGTACTCCTGCACCTGCCACCAGTACTCCGGCCAGCGCTCCTTGAAGAACGCCTCGTCCATGTCCGGTGCCTTGGCCAGCAGCACGTTCTTGATCGTCTTGAGGTCGAAGCCCCAGATGTGCTCGGGGTCCAGGTCCCGGCGGTGCCCCGGCGGCAGCTGGCCGTAGATGCGCGGCTCGAAGCAGAGGATGCCGTCCAGGTGGCCGCGGGAGCGGGTCTCGGGCTGGCTGGCGCCGTGCTCGCGGCAGTGCCGGGGCTGCGGGAAGCCGCACGCCGGGCAGGTGCCCTCGCGCACCGGCACCATGAGCCCGAGCTGGTACAGCGCCTGCCGGGTCACCTCGTGCATGATCGTGCCGTACAGCACGCTCATCCGGCCCAGGTAGCCGAAGTCCTCGGGATCCTCCTTCTTGGGCATGGTCAGGTAGGTAATCAGCTGGCCCTCGGTCAGCCCCGGGTGAGTGCTGGCGTGGAACCACCCGTCCGGCGCCCGCGGCTGCGGCTTGGCCGTATGGATGGTCAGCTTGAACGCCTCGCCCGAGGTGAAGAAGTTGACCAGCAGCGGCTTGACCAGGCAGCCCGCGGCAACGTACTTCGCGATCGTCTCGAACGTGGGCATCAGGAGACGGTCAGCTGGGGCCCGCCCACCCGCACCCGCAGCGTCCCGTCGATGTACAGCTCACCGCGGATCACCCGGACGTCATCGACGTACAGCCGCAGCTCGCCCATGCCGCGGTCGTAGCGCACCGAGCTGACGCTGCGATCGGTGACGGTGCCGTCGTCGGCAATCCAGTAGCCGCGCGACGTGATCGACCCGGCGTCGCCCTCGTCGTGCCGGCCGTCCACCACCAGGCACGGCCACAGCTCGTGCGGCGGCACCGGCAGCAGCTGCACCGGGTACGGGCCGCTCAGCACGGGCACGGGAGATGACGGCGGCTGCACCGGCACCGGCCCCGGCCGCGGCGGGTCCGGGAACCAGCTGTCCGGGCCCACCTGCGTGCCGACCTGCTCCTGCTCCCAGGACTGCCGGGCCGCAGCTATCGCCTGGCCGACCTCGGCGACGCTCCAGCGGGCGGCCTCCAGCAGCTCGGCGAGATCGGCGGCCGTGATCGCCACCCAGTCCTCGTCAACCTGCTTCAGGTCCTCGGTGCCGTAGAAGCGCAGGCCGATGGCCGGGCGCTCGCCGCCCGCCTGCTCGCGGATCTTCTCCAGCATCGCCCGGTCGACGGTGATGCCCTTGCCGAGGGTGGACTTGCCGTCCCAGCCGAAGGCGAACTCGGTGGTGAGGCGGTTGTTGTGCCCGTCGCCCTGGTCCTGCCACTGCGAGCCCGAGCCCCGGGTCTTCCGGCCGCCGAACACCTCCGCGAGGTACTCCTCGTGCAGTTCGGCCATGCGTGTTCTGTCAGGTGCCATGGTCCAGTCTCACTTCTTGGTCTTCTTGACGTCAGCCTGCCCCTCGTCCTCAGCTGCCGGGAGGGTCTCGGTCTCCTCGGTGTCGGCGGCCGGCAGGACGGCCGTCTCCTCCTCGCCGGGTACGTCGATGGCGGCCGTCGGCTCGTCGGCCGCGATCAGCATCCCGGCGGTCGCGGCCAGGTCCAGGGCCTCCGGTGCCTCCAGGGCGGCGGTCGGCTCCGTGCTCTCCAGGACCCCGCCGTCCGGGCCGACGGTGACCGTGGACCCGCCCGGGAAGGTGAACTTGACCGTCTCGACGGGCTCGTCCTGCGGCAGGTACTCCTCGATCTCCGCGTCGGTCAGGCTGCGGATCATCACGCCCTCGTCGGTGATGTCCTCGCAGAGGACCGGCCGGGGCTCCCCGGCCCACTCGATCATCAGGACGTCGCCCTTGCGCAGGGTGAAGCTGACGTCGTGCGGGCCCAGCCGCCGGTAGCCGTTGATGGAGAACTGGGCGTCGGGCAGCTGCACGATCCGGGGCAGCAGGTGCAGGGCGTTGATGTTCTGCCGGTACAGCCAGGTCAGGAACATCTCGAACAGCGGGCAGACCCAGATCCGGTGCTTCTCCAGGTCGGCGCGGGCCATGCCGTTCGGATTGAAGATAGCGGCCTCGCCGGTCTGCAGGTCGAAGACCCAGATGTGCTCCGGCGTCCAGCCGATCTGCTGGAGCAGCGGGTACGGCGTCCCCGGGTCGATCTCCGAGCGGGCCGACCATTCCAGGTCCGGCACGCCGACCATGAACTTGCCCCAGTTCAGCGGGATGCCGATGTCCTGGACTCCCTCGAACAGGAATGTTCTCACGTGACCTCCGTAAAGATGCGTTTACGTACGATCTCGCACAGCTCGGGCTGCGACCGCAGCAGCTGGACGGCCGCGCCGCGGCCCTTTACCTTGGGCTGGCCGGGCAGCGTGTAGTTGCCCGCCCCGTCCCGCTCGATGGCGCCTGTGCGCACGCCGACCGAGATGTACTCGTCGATCGCGTTGATGCCCGCCGGGCCGTACTCGGCGGTGTCCCGGTTGTTCACCCAGAACTCGGCGATCCGGCCGGGCGGCCCGACCTTCATGCGGGTCACCTTGGCCTTGAACTGCAGGCAGACCATCTCCGGCGGCTGGCCCTCCTCGAAGATCATGCTCACCGGGTCCTCACGCCCGCCGGACATGGCGATGCGCGTGGTCGTGGCGTGCTTCATCTCCTTGGGCCCGGCGCTGACGTCGCCGCCCATCCCGCCGATGTTAGCCCGCAGCTGGTTGACCAGGATCACGGTCGTGCCGGTGTTGCGGGTCAGCGAGCCCAGGTGCTTGCACATCCGGGTGATCACCTGGGCGTTGCGGCCGGGCAGCTCGTCCTTGGCGTCCTTGGCCAGCGCCTTGCGCGACTCCATGGCGCCGATCGAGTCGAGCACGACCATCGAGTACAGCCCGGAGCGGACCAGGCTGCGCACCTGGTCCGAGGCGTCCTCGCTGTCATCGGCGTACAGGTGGGTCCACTGCTCGCCGCCGATGACCAGGCCGTTGCGGGTGGCCCACTCATCATCGAACGTGCCCTCCATGTCGACGTAGCCGACGCCCTTGCGGGGGAACTGCCGCTGGGCCCGCGCCATGGCGCAGATGACGAGCGTGGTCTTGGCCGAGTCGGGCGCGCCGACGATCTCGTGCTCCCGGCCGCGGACCAGGCCGCCCCGGCGCAGCGCCCAGTCCAGTGTCAGGCTGCCGCTGGAAATCACCTCGTACGGGGCAGGCTTCTCCCGGGGCGGCGCCACCCGGTCGCCGTACGTCTTGACCAGGCCGTCGCGGAACTTGGCCAGCTCGGTCTGCCTAGGTGGCACTGGCGTCCTCCGGCTCCTTGGGGGTGACCAGGTACCCGTTACTCTCCAGCAGCTCGCGCATCTTAGCCAGGCGGCGCTCGCGGATCAGGGCAGCCTCTTCCTCGGTGATGAACGACTCCTTCAGCTCCAGGTCACCGACCTCGATGCCGTCACGCCAGTCGACGATCTCGACGGTGCGTTCAATCACCGGCTCCCGGAAGGCGGTGGCGGCCACTGTCACCACGAGCTTGACTGGGATTTCCCCGCGCTTCAGCTGCGGCAGGCTCTTGGTCATCCGCTCGACCTTGTGCGGGCTCACCACCAGGAAGATCGTCTCCTGCACCGCCGGTCACCTCCTCGCCTATCGTGCGCAGCGCCAGGTCGGCCGTCTTGCGGGTCCTGCACGGCCAGATCCGGGCGCAGGGAATGCAGATCACGTAGTTCCGGCCCGGTGGCGGCACCGGGGTCCGCGGGCTGTGCTCGTCCCGGATGGTCACCAGGGCATCGCGCAGGATCCGGACCTGCTCCTGCAGGGGGAACGTCATACGCCCTCCCGCTCCAGCCCGGTCAGCGGGCCGAGCAGCGCCCGCCACTGGCCGCCGGTCAGCGGCGCCCACGGATCGGGGCCCTTGCAGCCGTTGTAGCGGGGGTGCTCCAGCCGCGTCCGGCGGCTGAAGCACAGGCCGCACTCGATGCCGGAGCGGCACTCCTCGCCGGGCGCCATGAACAGCGGCATCAGGCCACCCTCGTCCCGGCCTGGGCCTGATGCCGGAACAGCGCGTTAGCCGCGCCGTCAGCAGTCAGGCACGGCCGGGTCACGTGCCCGCAGTTGCACGCGGCCCGGATCAGGATCAGCCAGGCCCGGCGCAGCTCGTTGAACCCGCAATCCGGTGAGACCTCGTACAGCCCCATCAGCCAGCCTTCTCCTCGGGCGGGCCAGGCTCGGCCACGCCCTTCAGCGGGCCGCGCAGGATCCGGCGCAGTCGGCCCAGGTCGTAGTCCGGCAACGCGGCCAGGGCCAGCGCGATCTCGCCGTCAGCGCAGGCGAGCACGAAGCGCAGGTGCGTGCCGCAGAAGTCGCCGTGAAGCTGCGGCCCCTTCTGGTGACCACTCATCCGAGCCTCCTGATCGCCTGCAGCCGGTTGGACGTCCGCTTCACCCCGCCCTTGACGTAGTACGACCGCTCGACGGTGACCAGGACCAGCGCTCCTTCCTGCAGGAAGCGCATGACCGTGATCAGGTCGGGGTCATCCTCGCTGCGGGCGGAGAAGACGGCAATATCAATATAGCTTGATTCCGTCGCCAGTGTCAGCCAGACCATCACCGAGCCCGTCCGGGTGTGGGCGAAGCTGCGCCGGGCGACCACCCCGGGCAGCAGGTGGGTGCCCGGCGGCAGCGCCGGCCACTTGACGGCCATCTCACGGGCCAGGGCGCGGCCCGCCGGGGTGATCTTGTCCAGCAGCTCGAACAGGTCCGGCGACAGCCAGGTGCCGTAGATCTCGGTCTCCAGGTGCCACAGCTGAGCCGGGGTGTATTCCCCGCCCACCGCCAGCGAGGCCGGGTCCGGCGGCGAGTAGTGACGGCAGGCCCGGGTGCACCTGGCCGGCAGCCGCAGCGGGATGGGCTTCAGCTCCTTGCCGGTGCGCTCGCTGATCCGGATCGGCACCGGCTCCGAGGACCAGTCGTAGTGGCAGGGCAGCCCGCCGGGCCCGGAGAACTCCTCGTCCTTGAACACGCACTTGGTCAGGTCCCCGCTGCGCTCGACGTCCAGGGACTGCACCAGGCCGTGCCGGGACGGCACCAGGCTGTCCAGGGCGCCCGCCCGCGCCAGCGCGTAGACGATGCCGTTGTTGACCCCCGAGCGGGACAGGAAGTCCGTGTAGGAGTTATACGGGTGACTGCCCATGATCTGGGTCAGGGCGTGCGGGCCGACGCTGGTGATGGCGTCCAGGCCGTACCGGATGGAGATCTGCTCAGCCGCGAAGCCCTGCACGTTCCGGTTGATGTCCGGCGGCAGCACGGTCACGCCAAGCCGCCGGGCCTCGGTCACATACCCCGCGATGCGGTCCTTCTCCTCGACCGTCGAGCAGATCGCGGCCAGCGTCTCGACCGGGTAGTGCGCCTTCAGCCATGCTGTCCAGTAGGCAAGCAGCCCGTAGGAGTAGGCATGCGCGAGGTTGAACGCATACTTGCCGAATTCAGCCATCTTGGCCCAGAGCTGGCTGGCTTCGGCGCGGGGAATCCCGTTAGCCTCGCAGCGATCAGCGAACTCCAGGCCCGCCTGGTCGATCTTCTCGGTGAGCTTCTTGCCCAGTATTTTCCGGACGGCATCGGCTTCGGCGCCGTCATAGCCCGCGAGAAGTGTGCAGGCCAGGAGAATGTCCTCCTGGTAGAGCAGGATCCCGTAGCGGCCCTGGAGCGCCTCTGCGAGCAGTGGGTGCGGGTATTTCACCTCCTCACGGCCACTACGTCGCGCGAAATAGTCCTCGGTCATTCCCGAGTTGCGGGGACCGGGCCGGACCAGGGCGTTGATGTCGGCCAGCTCGGCCAGTGAGCTGGGCTTCATCCGGCGGGACAGCTGGCTGCCCAGGCTGGTCTCGATCTGGAACATGCCCAGGGTGTGGCCGGTGCTGATCTCCTCCCAGACCTGCGGGTCGTTATACTCCGTGCGCCAGCGAGCCGGGTCCGGGCGGGTCCCGGTGCGCTGCTCGATCAGGGTCAGCGCTTCCTGGATCGAATCCAGTGTGCGCAGGGTGAGAAAATCCAGCTTCAGCAGTCCCTGGGCCTCCATGTCGCGGAAGTCCCACTGGCTGACCATGGACCGGTCCTCGGCCGAAGCGATGCGCATCGGCAGCAGGCCCTCCAGCGGGGCCGAGGTAGAGATGACCAGCCCCGCCGGGTGCTTGCCGTAGGCGTGGACCCGGCCGACCAGCTTGCCCGCGGTGGCGAACACCGCGGCGTACTTGGCGATGAACGGCTCCAGCTCGGCGCTGGACTCGATCAGGTCGGTCCAGGGCAGGCCGAGCCCGGCGGTGTGCGACTCGGCCTCGTCGATGATCGCGGCGATCTGGCGCGAGTCCGGGAAGCAGTCGTCCGGCAGCTGATCGGCGTTCAGCGCGAAGAGCTTGTTCAGGATCGACTTGGCCCGGTAGCGCATGTTGGTGCCGACCCGGACCACGTTGGCCGCGCCGTACTTGCGGGTCATGTACCCCTGCACCTGGTCCCGCTTGGAGCTGGGGAAGTCCATGTCGAAGTCGGGCAGCGCGGTGCGGCCCGGGGTCAGGAACCGGCTGAACAGCAGCCCGGTCTCCAGCGGGTCGGCCACGGTGATGCCGAGCAGGTAGCTCATCAGCGAGCCCGCGGCGCTGCCGCGGCCGGGGCCGACCAGGATGCGCTCGCCGCGGGCCCACCGGCACACGTCGTCGACCACCAGGTAGCAGCCTGCCAGGTTCTTATCTGCTACCAGGCGGTGCTCCTCCTGAAGCCGGTTCAGGTAGTCCCACTCGGTGCCGCCGCGGAACTCGATCCGAGTCATCGCCTCCGAGCAGCGCTCCAGCAACACCTGGGCGTCCTCGCGCGGGCTGCCGTGGAAGACCGGCGGCTCGGCCGACGGCTCGACCCGGGCGGTGCACTGCTCGGCGATCAGCGCGGCGTTGCCCACCGCGGCGTCCACCACCCGGGGATCGAGGTAGCCGAGCCCGGCCCGCGTCTCGGCCTCGGTCCACATCGGGTCGATCATCCAGTAGTCTTCCTGCGACTTCGAGGTCCGCAGGGCCATCCAGGTCTTGTGCAGCGCCCAGTCAGACGGCGTGGAGTAGTGCGAGTCGGCGGCGGCCACCAGCGGGATGCCGGACTGCTCGGACAGCAGCACCAGCAGCTTGTTCAGCTTGATCTGCTCGGGGATGGCGTTGGGCTGGATCTCCAGGTACAGGCGGCCATGGAACAGGCCGTCCAGGCGGCGCATGAGCCCGGCCACGGCGGTGTAGTCCCCGGCCAGCATCGGCTTGGAGATGATGCCGCCCAGGCAGGCGGTGGTGACGATCAGCTCCGAGCCGTACTTCTCCAGCAGCTCCCAGTCGCACCGGGGCTTGTGGTAGAAGCCAGTGGCGAATGCCTCAGTCGACAGCGCCCACAGGTCCCGCAATCCTTTGCTGCTCTGCGCCAGCAGGACGAGGTGCCGGTTGGCGCGCAGCCGCTTCTGCATCTCCTTATCGCCGGGCGTCGGCTGCTCGGTGCGATACGGCACGAAGTAGGTCTCCATGCCGAACAGCGCCTTGACGCCCGCGGCGTCGCAGGCGCGCTGGTGGTCCGGGTGCCCGGCGCAGGTGCCGTGGTCGGTGACGGCCGCCGCCAGGTTGCCATCCAGAGTGGCGCGGGCGGCGATCTCCTCGCAGTTCTGGAGACCATCCAGTTGCGAGAACTCGCTGTGCGTATGCACATGGGCGAACGTCATGGCCGGTCCCGCATACTACAAATCGTAATCAGAGCCGGTCCAGGAGGCTCCATCCGGCGCGGGTGAAGGGGCCGGGAGGCCCGGCCCCTTCGCCGCGCTCCGCCCGCTGTGAGGGGGTGGCGGAGATCCTGATCACTGGGCTCCGTGTCTGCGGCACGCAAGAACCCGGGCGCTCAGGTCAGGTCGGTTCGGTCCCGGAGAAGGCCTTGGCCATCTCGGTGCGCATCCGGTCGGCTTCGGCGTCGTCGAGCACGGTCTCGCCGGCCGTGGCATCGGCCGCGGTCCCGTTGCCGGACGCGGCGGCGGTGCCGCCTTCCTCGTCCTCGCTCGGGTCCTTCCACTCCGGGTCGAAGAACCGGCCGTAGTAGTCCGGGCTGGACTGGTACGTGATGACGCCCTCGACCGACAGGTCACGCAGTGCCAGCGCATCGGTGTACCGCTGCCAGGCCGGGGTGCCGGGCTTGAGGTCGGGGGTCGCGGGGCCGGGGGAGACGGTGTAGTCGTTGTCGACGCGCTCGATGCCGAAGTCCTTGTCGCAGATCGTGTCGGTCATGAACGCCGAGGCGGCGAACTGGGCCCAGAAGTTGGACCAGGACTGGCTGGCGATGACGATCTTGGGGATCTTGTGGGTCTTGCCGTCCGAGTCGGTGAAGTCCTCCAGCACATCCTTGAAGCCGGTGATCTTGCCGTTGTCGTAAATGGCCTCGCGCAGCACGAACAGGCCCCAGATCTGCGTCTTGGGGACAGCGACCGAGACCTTGAACCGGCCCATGACGTTCTGCATGTGCTCGTGGATGTAGCAGTGCCCGTAGCCCTCTTCGTAGACGGGCTCGCCCTCCTGCGGGTTATCGCCGCCGCCCTCGTAGTGGTCGATGAACGCCGGGGCGTTCTGGCAGACCGCGGACATCTGGCCGGGCCAGTTGTCTTCCTTGACGTTCTTGGGGTGCGGCTTGGTCGGCACGCCCATGTGCACGTCGATGGTGATGATGGCGTCCAGGTCGGTCAGGGGCCGCAGGATCTTGCGCTCCCCCGACTTGATGCTCAGGAAGGAGGCCCGCTGGCCCCCGGCGGCCTTGGACTGGGCCTCGGCGACCTCAGTGCCCCTGTTGAAGTTCGGCAACTCTCGGCTCCTCGTCTTCAGTTCTCCGCGACGAGCCCCCATGCCACTACGGCGTCTGCTGCCTTCTCCGGCGAGGGCCCGCCCTTGCCGAGCAAGATTACTACGATTTTTGGATCAGGGGCAGGCCTGATCTCGAACGTCTCGCTGCTGCACCGGCCGACCGCGAACCGGGCCCGGATGCCCTGGGCGGCGAAGGCGCGGACCAGCATCAGCTGCCAGGCCTCCAGCTCCTCGATCTCGCAGGCACGCCACGTCGGCGCCGGGCCCGGCTCGGCGTACCAGGACCAGAGCAGCTCCCAGAACGCGGCCATGCGGCCCGTCAGGGGAGCGGGCCGAGGCGCTGGCGCCTGGCGCTCGTGCCCCTCCCCCTGGGGCCCGCCGCGAGGGCCGACGGAGAAGCCCCAGTCACCCAGCACGTCCTCCGGGGTGACTTCGGGGCGCCCCCGCGCGGCCATCGCCGACGCGGCTGCGTGCGCGGCCCGCTTCAGCATCTCCTCGGTGTCCTTGTCCTTCAGGAACAGGGAGCCGAGCGGAACGCGATCGTACTCGTGCCGGATGGCGTCGTTGAGCAGCTGGTGGGCCGCGTAGACCATGCGGGCGTTCCCGCGGCCCCGGATCATCACGGTGCGCCTGACCAGCGCCGCGCGGATCTGCCTCTTGGTCGCCCGCCAGTCCAGGCCGAGGCGGCGGTAGTAGCCGCAGACGTCCCAGCACCAGGACGGGCTCGGCGCCAGCTCCTGGCACGAGCTGGCCTCATCCGGGCCCCACCCGTGCTTGACCAGCATGTCATCGCGGGTGGGCCGGTGGGTGATCTCGGCGAGCTGGCCGCGCCGGTCGGGAGCCGGCTGGTCGGCCGGGACCTGAGTCGCCGACCACTTCCACGGCTGCTCGGCATCCGGGTGGATGAAGGTGATGATCCGGGCACTGCCGCCGAGAAACTTCTGGTAGTGCCTGACCTCATCGTCAGTCAGGTAGTCACCCAGGTTCAGGTCGTCCACGGCTCACCCCCTTCACCGCCAGGGCGGTCACCGTCTCATGCGCACAGTCGCACAGGCGGCTGCCCGCCTTGTCGGTGTCGCTCAGCTCAGGATCGAGCTGGCGGGCCAGCTCCGGGCAGCCCTCATGGTCACGGTTGCGGCAGGGAGGGCAGATCACGCCTAGTCCTGGTCGCTCTCCTGGGACAGCTCCTGCTCATCCTTCTCGTCCCAGGGCGGGTCGGCTGCAGCCGTCTTGCGGAGCACGGCATCGTCCTCGACGCCGATGATCATGCCGGCAGTCGCCTGCTTGCGGATGGACATAAGGCCTCCTCGGGTTGCCTCTCCTGGTCAGCGTACGCATCGGCTACCTGCTCTGCCCAGGCGTAGCCGCACGCCGAGCACCGACGGCACAGGTGCTCACCAGGCACGCGCGAGGCCGGGTCGAAGCCGCCGCAAGGCCATCTGGCATCGGCGTCCAGGACAGCGCCCGGATGCCAGACGACGGAGATCGCCTCGCCGCTGCATTTGCCGCAAATGCTTGACGGATCAAAAGGAGGGAGCGGGATGCCCTGGACTGCTGACATCCCGCCTCCTTGCCTGCCTTGCCGACCAAGCCTGAACGCACCGGGCTGAGCCGCTCCGTGATAGACCACACCACGCCTGGACTGCCGAGCCTGGCCCCGCCGTGCACTGACCCGCCTGGACGAGCCGAGCCTTGACTGCCTCGCCTCACTACGCCAAACTGCCGATGCCCTGCCCAGCCTCGCCTCGGCTATCAATGATCTTAGTCCTTGTAGGGTTCCTCCAAACCGTCCCCAGGTCCCCAGGTCCCCAGGCAGTTCCCGGCTTTCTGAATAAGCTGCAAGCACGAGGCGGCATCGCCTCTGACGAACCAGACAGCCGGGAGCAAACCTGGCGCCGAAGCGCCTCAATCTCAAACACCCCCGGAAGTGCCTGGGGACATGGGGACATGGGGACAATCGCAGATCAGACCGGTCCCCAGGCATGTCCCCGGCAACCACCGTTACCAAATCTCAACCTGGG